GAATCGCTATCTGAATCTGAGTCACTGTCTGAGTCAGAATCGCTATCTGAATCCGAGTCATTGTCTGAGTCGGAATCGCTCGCTGAGTCGGAATCGCTTGCTGAATCTGAATCACTCGCTGAGTCTGAATCACTTGCTGAATCTGAATCACTCGCTGAATCTGAACCACTATCTGATGTAGAATCACTACCCGAATCTGAACCGCTATCTGAATTAGAATCGCTGCCAGAATCTGAACCTGGGTCAGAATCTGAATCCTCTGGAATTGGTTCAATTTCACCAGGCTCATCAGGTTGTTCAGGAACAACTGGTTTATCGATACCGTCACCAGAACCTGATCCGTTATTAAATGCTACTTCGTTGTCCCATGACATAGAGCGCCAAATTATATTCGAGTTATACCCATATAAAGTTGAACGTAAAGCTAAATCACCTTTGCTATTCGGATCAATATGACCATTAACAACTACTATATACGGTGTTGTAATTTGATCATCAGGCGTATTAAACTCTACTTTATATTGATTTGGATTTGGGAATGTAATATTCACACTATTAGTGACATCCTCAAAGTTTTCTGGATTCACAAAGTAACTTTCAGATAAATCAGCTGCATTATCTACTTTATATACTTTAATACTTGTATTTTGCTGATCTATTAATGCATTACTATCCGTATTTGGTTTTAAATTACCTGTTAAAACCGGCGCAATAACGTTATCTCCACTTGGATTGACATAAATTGTCTGACGATACGTATTATTTGTTTTATCGATTTGGTCAATTGTACCTTTAATAGATAAGTTATAAAACTTACCATATTTTTCATAATCTACTAATACTGTTTTGTTTGCTGTTGTACTACCTATGCCAGTAGCCAATGTCACATTACCTGTCTTTTTAACATTTTCAGGGTCAATATAAGCGGGCATGGTCAAAGTTGCTTTTACATCATCTTTAGTATTTACATAGTCTGTAAATGTATAAATAACATTACCATCACTATCGATTACACCATTTGCCAATACTTGATCTCCAGCCATAATTGGTGGCACTTTAGCAGTTGAAGTTACACCATTTAAGTTTAATTCTTTAGGTACAGTTATTTTGAATGTGTCACCTTTAACAGCAGAATTAGGCACTGAAAAACCATAATTCAGTTTGACATAACCTGCTTGGTGCGGATACACAGTCGTACCAGAGTCAATACCAACTGTCACATTCGTCAACTGATTCGTAATATCTGTGCCAGCTGCCGGTGCATCTGCAGCTACTGCCGCTAAACTAAATGCTCTCATTCTAGGCGCACTTGTATTAACCGCTTGATTAACTACATCTTTATTACTTGCATCTGTACTCTGTGGAGCTGATTCATTGTTTGAAGGTGTTGCTTCAGTTGAAGTATCTTGCGTTGTTGAAACATTTTCCGCATTTGTAGAATTTTGAGGTGAATTTACAGATGATACTGTATTAGTATCATTAGAAGTCGTTTCATTACTTGTTTGATTCACTAATTCCTCCGCATTTGTATTGCTTGATTGAGTTGTTGCCGGTGTATTAGCTTGATTCGTTGTCGTAGTAGTAGCTTCACCAGTTACCGGCGTTTCTTCCGTAGTTGCATTTGTTGATGATGATTGTGTCGTTTCCTGTTGTGCTGGATTTTGCGCCACACTCGTTTCGCCATTATTAGTGTTTGACGATGTTTTAGTATCACTCACGTTTGTGTCGTCTGTTTTAGGTGCAGCACTAACGCTACTTGAATCATTACTTTTGCTTTCGTTACTTGCGCTATCAGATTGCGTAACACTATTTTCACTTGCATCTGCTTCTTTACTGCTGAGTAGTCCAAAACCGATTAACGTACCTACAAGCACTGAAGCCACGCCAATCGATTTTTTCCGAATTGCGTGTTTTTCTTTTTTCTTCATATTCATTTTATTCCCTCTTTTTAAAAAGTCATTTTATATTAACTATATACCCTTTAAAGATATATTTAATCTCTGTTAATGGAATTATACACTAAAATTGCATTATAGCAATTAATTTGTATCGATATTTTATTATCCACAATAATACTTTACTAACAAACATTTTATTTATTGCTATTTTAAGAATTACAAACGACAACGTACGATTTGATTGCAAACATTTTTTATTATTAATATGAACTCTACCTAATGTAATCCTAGCTTGAAATCATATTTTTTCAAAAGCAGATGTGTAATTTATGGTACCTGTTTTTCCCGCTAAACTGTTCACTTTTAATTCTTTAATTAAAAACGCTTCGTCTGGTATACCATCATATGGTGGATAAATGTCGTACATACTTGCGCGTTGATATCCTAGATTGGCATAATACGTCGGCCATCCTAATACACTGATAAAATTATATCCTTTTAATATTGCTTCTCGTTCTAATGCTTGAATCAATCGCTTCCCAATACCTTTATTTTGATGATGAATATCAACAGATACAGGTGCTAACACTAATCCAATTTCCCGTTGTGCCTCGTTATCAAGATAAACTTCACTTAGTAAACCGTGCCCTACAACTTCATTTTGAAGAACAGCTACTAATTCTAAGGTATTGTCATACGTATCACTTAGACGAATTTGGTCTACTAGCTCTGATTCATTACCATAACCATGTTCACTATTTTCAAATGCCGTTCTAATTAACTGGTCCACTTGAGCAAAGTCATGTTGATGTATTTGTCTAATTTGCATCTTTGCCCCTCCTTTTAGTTCTATCTTATAGAAAAATGCATTACAACATAAAGTAATATTTTATAGTAATGACGCCATTATTTCATTAAAATTGAATGATATTTTTCGCAATAAACAACTACCCTCTTAAATCAATTTTTAGATAAACTGCAAATCATAAATTTCTTTATTATTATAAGTATTAAAACGGTCGATTTGACCTTTTAATATAACTTCCTGTTGTTTGCGACTTACATTATGATAATAAGTCATACGTACATTCAAATCAGCTTCATGACCATTGTTCTCAATCGTTCTTTCTAATTCTTCGTACACATTTTTATTAATTGGTAACATGTACCCTTCTTTACTAGGTAAAATATGCACGTATTTTTTCTGAATGACTTTATCCTTCCCCAATAAAACCTCTATTGCAATTTTTTTAGCAGCACCGCCACCTAAATTATATAGTTTAATATAATCTTTATGATGATGCTCTTCTGTTGCCGAATTCATTATATTAAGTTGATCCTCCTCCCTTTCTAATAAAATTTGGTTAAAACCTAAAGCTGGCAGAAAGCTAATTTTCATTTGATAAAGTTGAACTGAAACTGATACAAAATAAAATAAAGCCATAATAAATGTTCCAATAGATCCTATAGCTGAAATAATGTTAATCATTAAGATATCAACCCTCCCATAAGAAATTTATATGATTAATTTCAAACTGAAAAAGCATTTTACTTAATCGTTTATATCCAAAAACAATCATTTTAAACGTTATATTCGACTGCTCATATAAAAAGTTTTGCTTTATAGCCTTAAGTAATTTTTTAACCATCAAGTACGATTATTATTACGGCAATCTATTTGTATTGACTAAAAAATACAATAACGCTTTTAAGAGCTCCCATCTTTGACCAGTATTTTCCAAATTAATAACACGTCTTCTTCAATACATATTTATCTCATACAAATAAGTTGATTTTTTTATTTTTACAAACGTAATTTCTTAACAAATCAAAATTTTACATTTAAATCTTTCGATATATTACAAGTTTTTTTAAAAAAGTAATATATTTCTATCAATAAAAGTAATATAATATTAGTAATTATAGTTTCATTAATTTATTGCAACAATACATAGGATCATTATTACAAGAATTATTTAATATCATCTTAGAATCTCACAAAATATCAACTTTGTTTAATTACTCAAAATGATAAGTCATTTAGAGTTTTTAAAATAAATTTTTGCGAAATAAAGGAGACATGTTAAATGAAAAAAGTAATGGGGATATTATTAGCAAGTACACTTATCTTAGGTGCTTGTGGACATCATCAAGATAGTGCAAAAAAAGAGAGCACTAGTCACAAAAAGAAAGAAAATGACAATGAAGAATTAAATGAAGAACTTAAAGAATTTAAAAGCAAAAAAAATATGGATATAAAAATTAAAGGCGATACTATTGTTAGTGACAAATTTGAAGCTAAAATAAAAGAACCGTTTATCATCAATGAAAAAGATGAGAAAAAGAAATATATCGCTTTTAAAATGGAAATTACTGCTAAAAAAGACGATAAAGATTTAAATCCATCTTCTATTTCTCATGACTATATTAATATCACTCAAGATGATAAAAATACAGTAAATAAATTAAGAGATGGTTATCTTTTAAGTGATAAAAAATATAAAGATTGGACAGAACATAACCAAGATCAAATTAAAAAAGGCAAAACTGCACAAGCCATGTTTATCTATGAGTTAAGAGGTGATGGAAATATTAATTTAAATGTCCATAAATACTCAGAAGATAAAACAGTTGATTCTAAATCATTCAAATTTAGTAAACTTAAAACCGAAGATTTTTCTCATAGAGCGGAAACAAGAGAAGAAGTAGAAAAGAAAGAAAAAGAATTTGAAGAAGAGTACAAAAAAGAACAAGAACGAGAGAAAGAAAAAGAAAAGCAAAAAGATGACGACCACAGTGGTTTAGATGAAGTATAAATTTGGTTTGTTGATTGTCTTACATTCAGTTATTTAATTTTTAGAGAAACTGACTTATTTATAGCTTAGCCAACATGATACTATAAAGCTATGATTAAAAATAAAAAATCTGTGTTTAATGGTGTTAAAGAAATCAGTCCCCGTGCCGGAAAATCATAAAAAAAAGATGGGATAAATTTGTAAATCCCGCATTGAATAATGCATTAAAACAAGAAGAGGCTACATGGGGAAATGTACAAGGTCAAGTTTCACAAGCATTGATGGGAACTGGTATTAAAGATTCTACTGCAAGAAGCATAGGGTTTTGGGTTTCCCAAGTTGGTCAAGCATTAATATAAAAAGAGTGTGATAAAATGAATAATGAAGAATTAGAAATGAGATTGTTATTAATGAAACAATCAATAGAACAATTACAAGAAGAACTAGCGCCTAACTTAAAAACTAGAGATTTAGTGTTATTAAGATATATGTATTCATATAAAGAAATTAATATGCTAGATTCTTACTTGTTCCAATTGGCTACAAATAAAGAGCAAATAACAAAAAAACAATTTAAAACAAAATTGGAAAACATTAGAGAAGTACCAGAAATACCTATTAGACAAGTTAATGATATATTAGAAGGTTATAAAAATAGTGAGTTATATGTTGAGTTGATAAATAGCATCCTAAAATAAAAATAAACATACTAAGATTAGCTATGAAGGAATCTATGACGATAGATTTTTTCATAGCTATTTTTTATAGTTATAAAGAGGAGTAGTCTGTTCTGACTCTTGGATTTTAAATATGTATAATAAACAAGTAAGCTTTACTCTCGCCTTTTAAAATTCGTTTGTAGTATGTTGGGTTCTTAAAATCGTGAATAGGAAAATGCAATGAGAAAGGTTAAGTAAAGTTTTTAACTTCTCATTTATTCAATGGAAAATTTTTTATCGATTACTTAGACATTAATATTAGTAAAAGAAGTAGTGTAGTTGCAAATTATAAAAACTAAAAATTCCAAAAAGAGTTTATCATCCAAAACAATAAAAATGGCTACAATGGTATGTTGTGAAATGCATTTCTTAACTACGACTTCTTTTATTTCCGTCTCGTCAACTATTGCTGATTGTGTTAATAGGCATATTGATTCTAATGAAAATATCAAAACTCGGCTCATCTCTTTATAACTACACCCACTTAGTGACGTAACAAAAATGAAAAGTTCTTTTTCAGTAGCCATTTATCCAATTAAGTGTAGACGATTCACATTTTTATATTGACATATATAACATGGAGAATTTTTTGCGTATAAAGAAGTTTCTTCATGAACAATGTTGAATGTAAAACTCAGAATCCAACTTTTTTGACACTTATTTGACACACATCACTGTCCCCTTATATCTCAAAAACTAATTCATAATCACTTATTACTCTTTCCTCCATCAAATAAACACCTATACAAACACTGCTATATCAATACTCACAACAAATTCTGCAATGCATTATCCCCTGAAAAACACAAAATAAAAAAGCCCACAACCACAAAGGCTGTAGGCTACAAATATGGAGACGGCGGGAGTTCATTAAAGCATTTATCTATTCATGTATAACTCGCTATAAGCATTGTCATATCAACGTTTAAATTGACTAATCAGTTGTGTGTAAAATGTTAAAATTGATAAAACTATATAAATTTGTGCACCCAACATCACCTCATAATTAACGTATTCAAATACGTATTCACTGCCTGCAACGTGTGGGATGATACATATTTTTCTCTAACTCTTCCTTTATAACCTTTTGTATTTTTTATGAATTTTCTAAAATTTATTATTCAACTTATATTTATAATGTTATTATAAATATAATGAAAAGGAAGTGCCTAATATGAAAAAAAGATTATTATTTGTAATTGTTATTACTTTATTTATTTTTTCTTCTAATCATACAGTCTTATCTAACGGCGATGTAGGTCCAGGAAACCTAAGAAATTTTTATACTAAATATGAATATGTGAATTTAAAGAATGTTAAAGACAAAAATTCACCAGAATCACACCGCTTAGAATACTCGTATAAAAATGATACATTGTATGCTGAATTTGACAATGAATATATAACTAGTGATCTAAAGGGAAAAAATGTCGATGTTTTTGGTATAAGCTATAAATATGGTTCTAACTCTCGTACTATATATGGTGGTGTTACTAAAGCAGAAAACAATAAATTAGATTCGCCAAGAATAATACCTATAAATTTAATTATCAATGGCAAGCATCAAACAGTTACAACTAAATGTGTTTCTACAGATAAAAAAATGGTTACCGCACAAGAAATAGATGTCAAACTAAGAAAATACTTGCAAGATGAATTTAATATTTATGGACACAATGATACTGGTAAAGGTAAAGAATACGGCACTTCTTCAAAATTTTATAGCGGTTTTGATAAGGGGAGTGTAGTATTCCATATGAATGATGGTTCTAATTTCTCGTATGATTTATTTTACACAGGATACGGTCTTCCAGAAAGCTTCTTAAAAATTTACAAAGATAATAAAACTGTTGATTCAACACAATTTCATCTAGATGTCGAAATTTCAAAAAGATGATTCCAATTATTATAGTTTAGATTCACTGTATAAATAACCGCACTTTCTATTAATATAGAAGTGCGGTTTAATCTATATATATGCATCCTAAAAAGGCAAGCACCGAAGTACTTACCTTTCAAATATATCTAATACTTTCACTTTTTATATCAAAATCGGATTAACATTATCCATTCTTTGTTGTAAGGTGGACTTCTATCTTCACACTTTTAGAATCAACTGTTTTATTGTCGTTGTACATCATTAAATATTTAGATTGGTCAAACTTATCGCCTGGTGCAGGCATCATATCATACCAAAAAGTATTGCCGTTATTTTCAATAAATTTTATATATCCTGTTTCATATGGTGAACTGTTAAACTCATACAAATTTTTTTTATTAATTAAAAAATTCCTAGCTTTTATGTCTAGTTCTTGAGCTGTTACACTTTTCTTATCAGTTTGCACTTCAAAAGAAATTGTGTTTCTTTTATTTTCATAAACTCTTATAAGTACATTTTGTAAGTTCCCATTATCAAAGTGGTTTCCTTCATGTTTTGTTATTCCTCCATACATACAAGTTTTACCACCTGTAACTTTACCTACATTATCTTTGGATGAAAAATAGCAGTTTACATAGTAATTTGATCCATACACATCAACTACTTCATCTTTGTACTTCTTTGCTAAATCTTCATTTAATAACTCTGTTTTCACTTTGTCATAATTTTTTAGTTTTTTATCACTAATGTTATAAATTAAATCATGTGCCAAAAATTTATCTACAGACATAACTTTAGTTGCTGATACATAATGATCATCATATAAATATTTCATATTACCCATCGTACCAGTAAACTCACTTGATTTGTGCAACTCATCTGGCGTAGGGTCTGGTTGGCTCTCTGCTAATACGTTGGGTGTAAAAAGAACTAGTATAAGTGCGAATATCAAAATTACGCATGAAATAAATCGACTCTTATTCATTTTTATCTCCTTCATCCAACATTCCCAAAAAGTATCTAGATACACTTTAAATATATGTTATAATCTTAAATATTCAATTAAAAAAATATTAAAAGAAAATTAATTATATTTAATGATTTCACGTTATTTCTAAGAATTAAGTTATGCTTTGAAAATTAATTAACTATACTTCATCTGAACTTATATACAAAACTCTTTCTCAAGGAGAAACAGAGGATTTCTAAGCATCTTGAATTAATAACATTGTTTATATATTCACACTCTTATAATTAATGCATTCAATTTTTCAAATTCTAAAATTGGTTTCTACTGTTAATTTTATATTCTTATATTTAATCTTATAGTCAAAATTATTTTTTTGCTGTTATAAGGAACTAGCTATATATTATACAACTACTATAACAACTCAATATTAAATGCCTTATGTGTTAATTGTCTAATTTGCTATAAAACTTAGTAAGTCATATAGTCGATTCCTATCGTATAGAGATATAATAATAGGCAAGTACCGAAGTACCTGCCTAAATAACAACAAGATTAACATGTGAATAATGGAAATAAAAAGTCAGCCCGAAGGTTAACTTACGAATAGATGAAAATTTGAACACATTGCTGTGTCTAAAAAGATTATAGCATAAATGACGAATATTTCTAGCTCAAAATCATTATATTTTAATGATAAAATTTTATAGATTTGTTAATAATTATTTAATTGATTTACTTAAATAATTATTGTAAATTTACTTTGTAATCGATTGCAAATAAGTTATAGGAGAAAATAAAATGAATAAAAAACTATTAACAAAAACATTGATAGCAAGTGCTTTAGTTTTAACAACAGTAGGTTCAGGTTTTCATTCTTCTTCAAATTATAATGGTATTAATAACGTTGCAAAAGCTTCTGAAATAACAGATAGCGAATTGTGGAAAAATGTAAGAGACGCTTTAAAAGACGCAAATATCATTGATAAAACAGACAAAGAAACGATTAAAGTAAAATATAAATTAAAAAACGGTGGAGAGAGCGAAATTTCTGGGACTGCGAACTTAGATAATCTTAGTAATACTAATAACAGCACCGTTAGTCCTGATAGCGTTAACCGTGTCGATATTACAAGAGTTAATCCAAACGGAAATAAATTAGATGCTAATGACGCTTGGAAAAAACTAACTCAAAGCCTTAAAGAAAAGAATATCGTTAAAGACGGCGATACAGTAACTATTCACAGTAAAGACTCAACTGACCCTAAAATCTCTGGAAAAGTTGGACAAGATTTTACCGATCATCGTAATTATATGTTAGACAAGAAAGACATAGATAAAATAACTATAAACTAGTTATAGATAAAGACAGGTTACTTTTAATGTAACTTGTCTTTTTTTAAGAGGTAGTATCTCAAATATTAATTTATAATTTCTAAATCTATATCTATACTTTATCTATTTCTATATACACACTCATTTCCCACTGCAACACAGGACGTTTCTCAGCGTCTTAAAATACAAAAAACGCCACTCGAAAGTGACGTTAAGAATGAGATATTTAACTTGTCCGTATGCAATTAAGATTTGTTATCTTTATGAACATTCCATTTATATTTGATGAACTTTTTCATATTATTACTGGTGTTTTTAGCTCTTTTTTCTTTTTTTCTTTTTATAGTGGTATTCTTTTATTTTACGTCTAACATATACTACAAAAGGAATAAATATCGGTAATATCAATAATAGTAACGGTAAAATATCATATCCTTCGCATATTCCGTTATATAAATCGTTAAATTTAAAATCATCATATTTGTATAGCCTCAAAGCAAAACCTACTAATAGAACATATAAGTATATACATGAAGAATAAAATATGGTCGGATGACGTTTTCTAAAACTACAATTACATTTACCTATCTCACAATTGCAACTTCTCAATGGCATATTAGTAAGCTTACTAATTGAGTTAAAGCATAAAAAGATTATTAAAGTAACGCCTAACATGACTAGAGATGAAAAAATTAAAAGTTTAGGTATTGGAGTTGTATTTAAATTTTTACCAATCAATTGTATTTCTTGAAACCCTCCAAACACCCCAAATATAATAGAAGCGAATATACCAAGAATTGCTACAAATTCGGTATATATACTGTTTTTTATATCACTAATCTCTTTAACTCTTTCATTCGCAATTGAAATATTATTCTCTAATTGAATTAAATTCTCTTGTATATAGTCTTTTTGGATTTTTGCTAAATCAATATGTTTAACTAATTTATTGCAATATTTTTTAGCGCTTTCTTGACTTAAAAATCCACCCTTATTTATTGCTTTTTCGAGTTTTTCCAAATTTGCATCAATTAATTCAGAGTCAATTTGTTTTTCTCCTATACTATAAACACTTTTGGTAATAATATCATATTTTTTTTGCTCTTTGTTTATCTCATTTTTCCATATTAAAGTTAAAAAAATAGCTTCTTCACTGGAAAATGAAACTTGATCTATCAATCTCCTTACTATAAACAATTCTATTTCTTCTTTTTTTTCAGCATTTCCTTTATCGTATTCTATAACTAATTTTCTAACTTCTTCATCATTCATCAATACTTACCAACAATTTCTTAGGATTCTTTTTAAAATATTCATACAATGATTTATAATCATATTCTAGATTTTTACTACCATTTAAAATTTCTTTTTCATATTTAGCCCATTCTGGGTGTTTATGAGTTAGATTAACTAATTCAAATTTATCATATTTAAGTAAATCAACCATAGTAGAATTAATAAATTTTTTTATACCTTCTGGCAATTCATCATTTTTTTCTTCAATGGTTAAACTTCCATTATCTATTTTAATATCATACTGTTGGTATGGCTCTATAATATTACTTGTGCCATTTTCTTTAAAAGCATGATAAACATCTGGAATCACTGGCCCTAATTTCCATTTTTGTATTTTCTCTTCAAAAAGAAGGCTTCCATCATTTTTATACATATAATTATTTTGCAAATAATATAGTAATTTTTGTAAATATAGATTATTCACTTCATACTTTTCAATAAGATAATTAGCAATTGAAATAGCAGTAATATCATTTTTCATATCTTATCACTCCATAATCAACACATCGTAATAAACATAAAAATAACAGCGACTATTCACTGTCACTGTGTATGTACTTTCCTTATTTCATACACAAAAAACAGCATGTGAATTTCTGTGTACTCGCTAAGATGTGTTGCGTTTAATAACTCTTATTATTATAATAAGTTATTTTTATGCTTTTTACTATACATTTATTCAAATTTGTCAACTTAATCTGAAATTGTTGACTCATAATGATTATTAAATACTACCTTGCTATCTTTATTAATATTGTAATTCCTCTTTTCGTATTGGTTCAGCTGAACTAAACATTTTACTTTGCTTCAAATTTGATAATTGTTTTTCTCTAGCTTTTTCTTGAATATCTCCAATTAAATCTTTGGCGGAAAAATTTAGATAAAATAAACCACCACCTATTTGAAGGTAATGGTTTCACATTAATCCTCTAACGGAATATCATCCACAATCACAGTATGATTAGGATTAGCGTTAGATACATCTTTTACGGTTTTGTCTAGTTCCTCATCATCTCCGTCCCATTCACCAATATTAATGAATATAGGCACATTCCCATTAATATCATGCTTATCTGTAAACAACTTATGGTATTTACCCAACATATCACGAGCTTTTAAACGATCACTAGGCTTAATTGGTACCTCTATCAGTTCAACATGTTCATTATAGACTAATTGTACTTTGCCACTTTGTGGATTCTCTTTATATTCCCCTCGCTTGACTACAACTTCTTTCGTTTCTGTTTCGTCACCGACTGCCGCATTGGTAAGCACATGTAGTAACTCTTTTGCGGTTAATACATTCTCATCTATGATCTTATCTTTTTGTTCTTGTATATATTGCTTAATATGTGGTTTCTTCAATAACCTACACCCTGTCACATGTGCACTATTTGCGCTATAGCCTGCTTTTATGGCACTTTGTGTAACATTAAGTGTTCTAATATACTCATTCACAAAACGCGCTTGTTTTGCCGTTAACTCACTCATTCTATCACCTCCACAATTTTATCTAATAAGGTTTCATACCATAATCTTACAGATTGTTCTGAACACTCTAAGACATTGCTAATATCTTTAAAACTACGTCCTTGTATTAAAGAATCGAAAATATAAAACTCTTTATCATTAGCTACTCGGTCAACAATCATTTCTAAGTGATTCCTTACAATATGATCATCAATGTTATCGTCTGCCATCCATTCATTGGAATTTTCATCACCTATTGAAAAGAATTCATCGGTATTTATTTCATCATCTATCAACACATCACTTCTAGTTCGCTCATGATAATCACAAACGAAGTCTTTTATTTGCTTTTTATCCATTGTTACACCACTTTTACATGTGAAGATTGATGATAAGCATTTACTCGTGCAATCTTGCTATTTTCAATTGCTGTATTTCTTTGTTTTTGACGTTCTGAACGTTGTTTAATACTTGCTTGATACAAATCAACCTGTAAGCGTTCAATGACGTTGTAGGGCTTATATCGTCCATTTGAACGCATATATTTTACAACTTGCTTCTGCTCTTTTTCTGTATAATGATTTAGTACCTTTTTCAACAACGCCATATTATTTATAGATCTATTTTTATAGTTTTGTAACCCTGCTTTTGTTTCAATAATTTTGATAACTAATTTTTCAATCGGATATGAGACAGACACGACCCCCATTATTTCATCACATGTTGTGGTCGACGCACTCATATGGTACATACTTTCAATTTGGAATTCACACATCTTAATTTTCTTATTAATAAATGCTGGGTTAAATTGCGTTAATAGTTGATACTCAGATAGTTTATTGTCGCCATTACGATAATATAAACAATTCTTCGTTTTAAGCAGTTTCATTTATTCACCCCTATAAACAGAGCCTACCCGAATTGGATAGGCAATCATTGCTATTTAATAATCCTGTTTTGCTTAGCTAAATTTTGTAGCGTTGTACCATATTGCTTTTGCTTAGACTGTTCTGATTGTTGTAACTCACTTGAAATCTCCTGCATATTGTTTTTAATATCCAAATCAACTGCATTTATTAATAGATTTGTATCTGCTTCATTTAAACCAAATGCATTTGCGACCTTTTTAGTATTATTTAACTCGTATTTTGTTTCCATTTAATTACCCTTTCTTTTTAACGTTTTAAAAACAACTTGTTATTGTGTTCGTATGGCAAATCATTACCATTAATATATGATGTAAATATATTTTCTCTAAAGTAGCCATTCAATGCTTCCCTAGCCTCTTTATCATCATATAATTGTTCTTGACTATAAATACTCGCATATTGCTGATGCTCATCTTCATATCTATCATTAATATCTTCTATTTCATCAATGATCTCATTATATGCATCGACTACTTTTTTTAATTTACCTAAAGCTGATTGCTTTTCTGATTCGTATAATGATGACAACTCGCTTTGATGTTTTAATAATTCAATTGTCTTTTGATATTTAACTTCTTTCGACACACTTTTCTTTGTCTCTAAGCGTTTATTAAGTGCTTTTAGTTTCTTTTCATCAGCATCTGTTGCTTGATATAGGTTATCTGCTTTATCATCTTGTCCATCCATGATTAACTGTTTATATGTGGACTTATCTATCTTTATTTTACTCTCCAATGCATTACGCTCTTGTTCCAATTCTTGTATAGCCTTTTGTTGATCTATTACAAATTGGTTGTATTCTTTAAAGTACGATTCAGTTTTCATTTTTATCCCCTTTACACTTTAATTCGTTTCAAAGCTTCATAGCGTTTCATACTGCCATCAGCTAATTTCTTAATACTCATCATTGCTTGTTGCTTCTCTTGTTCTGTCGTAATGATGTAATAACCACGTTCATTAGGCTTATAACTACATCCGATAGGATAGCCATAATCATATACTAATGAATTGATTACTCTTCGTAACCATCGTTCATTGCTTGAATTATATTCATATCCCAATTGATTTAAGATTTTAGTTTTAGTAATATACTTATTGGACGTATTTTTTATCACATTGAAAACTTGCAGGTGTTCGGTGGGTAAATGATACGTCTCTTTTTCTGCGATACTTTGCATTTCTACACCTCTTTCTTTTAATTATTTCATACCTAAATTATACCATTTTCACTGACCTAAAACAAACTTACGTTCGCTTTATAGCGCGTTTTATCAATTGTTTAGCTTATCGCATATAACACTTATAAAATCATGTTATAAACTTAACATTAGGCTTTTCGCATTAACCTAATATAGAACTTAAGTTCGGTAAAATAATACGAACAAACAGCGAACGAACTTAACTTTTAGGCCTATACCAAAAACACAAACTTTAGCTTGTATTAGCGTTAACAAAGTTCGCACACCTTGCACAAATCTTGCCATCTTTTCAATTTTCAAAGACTGTATACCTTCCGATTTTAAAAGCTAACACCTTTATATAACCTTATTATTTTCAAAGCCATAAAATAGCTTAATATCAACGTTTCATACTTTTTTAAAGTTCTGTACCTCAACCATTTTAAACTGCTATACCTCGTATAAAATCGTAGTATTTTATTAGGAGCCACACACTACATGTGACCCCTCATAACATTATTTACTCAAGCTATAGTAAGACGCTTTTAGATCATTCAATTTACGTTCTAAAGCCTTGTAATCCTCTTGCGTCGCATTCTCATCTTGTATAAACTCAGTTACCAACTTCAATCCCTCAACTAACTCTGGTTCTGGTTCATTGATTCCCGTAGCTAACTGATACAACATTTCAATATTCGCTATCACATCAGTATTACTTGATTGAATGCCCTCAAGTGTATCTGTATCAAATCCATTTTCTAGGTACTCAAACACATCACTATTATTTGATTCTGCATATGTTTGTAATCCATACATAAAATACTCATCTTCAAACAAATGACTAGCCATCATATCACTAATAGAAAGATGTTTACCGTCATGTAATTCATAACCTACATAATGCCCCTCTATGCTTCTTATAAGCCCCTCAGTGTGCTTAGGTGACGCTAATTCAAATGATTGCCTTACTTTACAATCTTTAATATATACATGACCGAATAGCTTGCTGTTCATCATCACGTATACCATATCAAATGGATCATTGTATAACTTAAAGCAACACGGTTGCACTTTACTATGTTCTAATAATCCTGTGTAGTACCTTAGTAACGTGCCTGCTCGTGTTTCAAATTGGTTTACAATAGTTTCTATGTTCATATCACTTACTCCTTTTTATATAATTTAAATAACTCTTTAATCTAGCTAGCACTAATTCAAAACTTCCTGAAGCTATAACTTTGTAACTTGTTCTTTTATTTAATTTAGGAATATAACTCTCACGCCATGCAGTCCAAGTGTTATCAATATATTCTAAATAAACCGTTGATAAATAACTTATTGAACAATAGTATATTTCGTTAGATATACCAGTTATTAAACCAATCCTTTGAGCTTGTTCGTCTAAATTGTAATCCTCTTTAACGGCTTGCACTTCTAACAGTCGCCTCCCAATCTCTCTCCGTAAATACATCGCCGTTTTTATTATCTCCAATCAATACACGTAACGGCTCAATATCTACGTTACATTGAATCGCATAACTTACTGCTTTATATAAATCATTGTTCCTATATTCACTTTGACCGTCTATAATGCGTTGATATGCACGTTTTCCTTCTCCACCTTTGCCAACTCTTACGTGACTAAAACTATAATTAGGTAGTGCTCGTCGAATGGAATATGGCTCTAATACTTGTTGTTTGTAATTACCAGCTTTAGAAAATATTCGTTTCTCAAACTCTCCTTGATACTCAGTTACATTGACACCGTTATGAGTGTATATACCTTTAGCTGTTTGACTACCTGCAAGCACAAAATAATTATTGGGATGTGCTTTGATATCAACAGATGGTAAATAACCTATCTTCTGTCCGTATTCGATATTGTCATGCTTTTTGAATATGATATGTTTCCCACCACTTGCCGTTGTCTGTACTAATGTATTTTGTGCATTGGTAACAAGTTCTTCGTAATATGGTATTTGTTTCAAACTATCGAAACCATTCTTACCATCTTCATGATCTACATCAATGTCGATACACCATACACCTCGTGTTAATACGCCCAATACATTGGTTTGATGATAAATATTAGAATGATATTCAACGAATTCATCAGTAATATCTATATCAGCAAATGAAACAGTTGGCTTTTTGTGATTATTTAGTGGTATAACTTCAATATTCTTACTTAATAAGTGTTTCGCTACATGATAACCTGTCATTGTATACCTCCTTTGTAGGTAGCCAGTAACTCTAATAACTCTTATTTTTACCTATATCATCAACAACATTAAAAGTTATCGATTAATGTTACAGTAATAAGAGTTATATAGGTTACCAATTGTTATAACGCCATTTTTAGAGTTACTATATAAGTTACCAAGAGTTACAGTAACCTTAGTGTTCAGAAATTAGTTCTAAAGCCATGTTAAATAATTCAATGTTTCCAACTTTATGAACTTTTGTATTTACCCCGTCTATTTTCTTTTGATTATTGATACTAATGCCAATTTTCCTCATATCTTCTTTAGCGTTCTTGTAACGTAAACTTGAGTAATCTTGTTCTATTAAGCGTTGTAATGTTTCATCACCTGCTAATATAAAGCCTTGTTTTGATAACAATCTGATCATAGTAATTTGAGTTTCAGTCAATTCATCTTCATTAAAATAATACTTGAGCGTTACATCTTTAAATTTAAATTCTCGCCCATTTTCTTTTAAATATTCCAAACTCGTTATTAAGAATGACACAGACGCATTAACTGAAGTGTTGCCATTAGGTTGTATAAAATCCCAATACGGCTTAAATATCTGATAACGTTCTTCATCAGTTTCATTTATAGGTCTATCTTTTAGTGATATTTTAACTGTTCGTGTTGTATTAGCTGTAATTTCACCAGTATCGACACTTTCATTTGTATCTAGTATTAATACGGCGTTATTTTTAAATGTAAATGCGTTTCTTCCAATGCCACGTCCAGAAATTGTTTCACCTGTTGCTATTTTTCTTAATATGCGCATCATTTGTTTAGTGATTTCACCTGTCTCATTAGCATGAGCTATATCTGCACCGTAAAAATTCATCCACTCATTTGCCGATTCAAAACCACCAGAAATAAGGCTATCAAAATTAACTTTGTTCACTGTCATCAATTTTTCAAATGTAGCCATAAACAAACCTTTTCCAGAACGACCAAAATCTTTAAGTAAAAACCACTTTTCTGCTTGTATCAATTTCATTTTTCGATACATTGTATAAGCGTGTGTTAGCATTAAATTGTTTTTACTCTTTTTATTGTCAGTTACTAAATCAAAGAAGTTTCTGGGTATTTCTAAATTGATATCTTTAATATCTACGTCATATTTAATTGAGTAGAGCTCATCACTTTTTAATTTTTGTTCTGTAAGCGTTAAATTTTGGCAATCATATACCCAGTCATTACCTGCAATGCAATATGGATAAATCTTAAAGTTATGAGTTACATTTAAATGTTCGCGGTAAAGCTCTAACATCACATCTAAGAAATCATCAATATAGTACTTGTTATCAACTGGATAGGTTAACGCAAAGTTTGTATTGTCTATCACTTCATACTGGTTATTCTTAACTATAATAAAGCAGTCTAGTTGTTTTGAATAAATGACCCTGTCAGAAATTAGATCAGCTATAAAACGTGCATAGTTATGAAAATGACTAGTTTTAAACGTAGATTGTTTTTCTTCTTCACCATTTTTATCAACAGTCTTGATATTGACGGTTCCATAAACAAGCCCAATTTCTTTTGGTTTTATGGTATAATCTAAAGTAAGATTACTAATATAATCACCCGCAACATTATCTTTTTCTCGGTGATATGCATTTCCTTTGTTATTAAAAACTTGTCTATCTGTTGAGATTGATGCAAAGTTTATACGCTTGCTTATCTCTTTTATCCTAGATAGATTAATCGTTGAAACATAATCTAATTTAGAATGAAATTCGAAATGTTTTTTATAAAGTGATACTTCGTCCATGTAGTCATCCTTTCGATATCATTTTATTTTTGTTAATATATTTACTAGTATTTATTTAAATAAATACTTTGTACATTTGCGTTACTTTCGCTTTGGTCGGTGGAGAGTGACGCTTTTTCTATTTCATGAAACTTATTCATTAAACCGTCTAATTCTTCCAAATAAGTAAGCATTAATTCTGTAACTTGTTCGTTGTGAATTCTATGTTCGTTATACGCTAGACCGTAATTAACCACTTCTTCTTTAGTTTTTAACGATCTCTTCGTAAATCGTCCATCTACAAACCATGTATGTGTAGTCGCTACATCTTCCAACTTTTCTTTTACTATCTCTATATTGCACATTAAATTTCTAATCTCCCAATTCATTTATAATTCCTCCACTTCAATATTTCCCACAATGTAATCTAATGCCCACTCTAACATTCCAATCACGTGTCCTTTGCGATCTGTTGTATGTTTATGTTCACCTTTTTCGTCTATGACACTATAACGGTAAACGTGTTGTGTTTCTTTCATGACATCACTTAGCGTCATTGTTACTTCATCAAGAATTAAAAATGCTTCATCTTCAAAATCTAATTCAGCAAGAATATTGAACAATCCATTATGAACTAATTTTAAAGCATATTCATAAAATGCTTTATCCTGATAATGATAGTCCTTATCGGATTTAAACTTATCTTCCTCGTATAATACTACTTCTAATATTTTAACCACTTTTGATAATTGATATTTTTGTTTGATTTCCATCTTAACTACCTACTTTTTTCTTATTTTTAATTTCTGTAATTTTTGATAAATCCATTTCTAAACACGCAACTTGAACATCTTTACTAACATCAGGAAAGTACTGTTCAAATACTTTTGGCGGTATATTTAACATTAAATTATGTTGAGTATCTTTAATGTTGTACCAGCCAACTACTGTTTTTGTAATAATAACTTGTTTTCGCACGTTGTAATCTCTCCTGTTAAATTAAATCCATAAGTTACCATCATGCCGTACACACTAAAAGCGACATACATGTTAGATATTGCTAGTAATAATATTGTTAACAATGAAACTAAGCAGATATAAGTTAAGTACATTTTCATTGCCTTGACCCCTCTACTTTAATTTTTGATGAAAATAACTCATCAATTGGCATGTCATACATTTCTGAAAGAATCTGACACTCATTTAAATTAAATATTGCTTTACCACTTTCCTTTAACTGGTAGCGTTGTGGACTAATACCAAGTTTGCTAGCAACTTTCTTTTGCGTGTCACCTTTTTCTTTTCTAGTAATGTATAACATTGGATAAGTTAGTTTTGTCATTCTAATCACTCCTAAAGGAAACTTTATGCTACTTATTAATTAAAAAAAATATCATCAATAGTAATGTCTTTGATACCATTTTCTATTAATTTATTTTTTATAAACACCTTCTCTGAATCTTTAAATGGTGTTATTCCTCTTTCTTTATTTCTATAAGCAGTAACTGAAATTTTTAAATTATTAGCCATTTGATTTTGTGTTAAACCAATATACCTTCTGTAATTGCTTACTTTATTATTCATCAAAACCACCTCCTTGAAACTTTATGCTACAATCATATAACCTCTCCTTTTACTTGTCAACACTTTTTATGATACTTTATGAAACTTATAATTCCACTAAAGCTAAATTAATGATAGAATACTAACATAAATATTCATCATTAAGGAGGCGTTTAGTATTTCACAACAATCAATTTTAGCTAATAATATAAAAAAAATTAGAAAAGAATTAGGTCTTACGATGGAAGAGTTTGGTGAAAAATTCACACATAAAGCTCATAAATCTATTGTTTCAAAATGGGAAAAAGGGCTAACAAAACCAAGTAATGAAAGATTAAAAGAGATTGCTAAGTTAGGGAATATAAGTGTACATCAATTAATATACGGTGATTTTCTAGGGTTGTTAGAAAGTATTGCAAACGAGGAAATAAAGTTTATTTTAGACACAAATATGTGTGCTAACAATAGTTTTCTAGCTAATGAATTATCATCTTCAGTTTCTCGTTTTATATTTTCCTATTATGAAAGAGGTAAAGAAAATTTTAACGAAAATTTATTTAGAAAATTGTTACAACATTATTTACAATTAGAATTAGATTTAGGAAATAGAGATCTTGAATCTTTAACATATTTCGCTTATCAAAGAACAATAAATGCGCAAGAATTAGTAGTTGACTATTATGAAGATTCAAAAGCAAAAGAATTTTTAAAAGATGAGAGCATCGATGAATTCCTTACGACAATATCTAACAAATACTTTGATCTATTAGAATACATTGATGACTATAGAGTTAAACATGATCTAGAGAAAATTAGTGAAGAGTGAATACAATGTCATATAACTTAAACTTATCCCACAACATATATAAAGACGCTAAACTTGGCACTTACTATTTCCGTATCACTTACTATGACAAAAGCAATACTCGTAAGTACATAACACGTAAGGGGTTTAAACAACTTAAAGATGCAGTAAAGAAATGTAACGAAATGATGGACGAATTAGAGGGAGTCGGACACCTTAATAGATTACCTTTTGACAAGCTCGTTGAAGAATATATAGACTGGTATTCAGCACGTCGAAAGACATCAAGTGTAAAAGCATTAAAGACACATACCAATAACCATTTGCTACCTTATTTTAAATCTATGGATGTATTTAAAATGACTACACAAGATGTGATGAAGTTTCAGAATAAGAAATTAAAAGAGGGACATTCTGGAGACTACTTAAAGAAGATGCATGTATATTTAGTATCATTACTGAATCATGCAATGAAGTTTCATGAGTTAAAACAAAATGTTGCATCTCTTGTAGGGAATTTTGAAATAGAATCACAGAAACGATTGAATTATTGGACGTTAGAACAATTCAATCAATTCTATGAGGCGCTTGCTACACAACAACAAAAATTATTTTTCAAACTATTGTTCTACTCTGGAGCAAGAAAGGGCGAAATTAGAGCTCTCACATGGCGCGATATTAACTTTGATGATGACTTTATCCATATAAACAAAACAGACTATCACGGTGAAGTGACAGCCCCTAAAACGAAATCAGCCATACGTGATATATATTTACCTACTCACATGATGTATGACATCAAAGATTATTTAATTTGGTATAAAGAGAATAACATATACAAGGACGACTATGTATTGTTTGGCACATTCTATAAAGCTTACAGCGAGTCTACTATTGATCGTTGGTTTACTAACGCATTAAAAGTGTTGGATGAGCAATTACCAAACGGACAAAATTTCCCTAGAATCGTTATACACGAGTTAAGACATAGCCATGCATCTATGCTAGTTAATCTAGGGGCTAGTGTAATGATTATAGCTCAGCGTTTAGGTCACAGCGATACGACTGAAGTATATAACCGATATGGTCATTTATATCCTAGTACACAGAAAGAAATAGTTAAATACTTATAAGGCACTGCCAACTAAAATTGGTTGTGTCTTTTTGTATCCTGTGCACTATCTGTGCACTTTTTGTGCACTCAAAAATAAAAAGCCTACAACCACTAAGGTCGCAGACTATATAATGGAGACGGCGGGATAAATCTTATCTTGGTATATAGCTGAAAAGCCTATAACTATGCGGTTTACAAGCAATTAAGTTTAGAAAGAAAACTAAAGAAATAGAACTAAATTGACACGTATTTGACACGCGCAAACCTAAAAAATAACCACGTCAATTAAGACGTGGTTTTCTAATTATTTAACTTACTAATTTTCTTTTGATATATTTTGGGTATGCTTTTTGTGGGTACAAATCGCCTTTTTTATGGTCAAGTACTACGTATCTATCGTTTACCCAATATATTGCATGTCTTCCATCTGTAATTTTTATAAAGTTTTTACCTGATTCAAACACTTCTTTCACATTCAAATTTTTAAATTCTTCTTTTGTAACAAACATATTTTTAGCTCCTCTATTTATCTTCTTTGTTTTCAAGTGATCTTTGATACTCGTATAACTTTATTATCGTTCTGAATCTGGCATCTGATAAAGATGTTTTTCCATTCCTTAAATCTTGCACAGTTTGATATGGTAATCCGGAATTTTTAGCAATTTTATATCCCGTTTCTTTTTCGAATAACTTTTCTATTGATTCAATTATTTCTTTTATTGCTGTCATTTTTATCCCTCTTCCATAAATTGATAAGCAGTAAAGTAGTAAGCAGTGCAACAACACTTTTACTTATATCGTTGCCTAAAAACACGTTTATCCAAATAAGAATGATTAAAATAATGTAAATTGTTTTCATAGTATTTTAGTGTTAGAATTTATATATAGACAGCCCTTTCGGGCTTGTCTACTTACTTATCGTCTTTTTTCAATGTTTTCGCTATGGCAATTGCTGACATTGTATAAAAGGCGATTTCTGCTATAGTTTTAAAATTTTCTAACACTTTTTATCCTCCTCTCAACTGGCATACCTTATTATAACACGGTTAAACGTGATATGCAATACTTTTTATAAACTTTTTTCGTTTTTTTGCATAAAAAAATAGGCAAGTACCGTAGTACCTGCCAAATGATGTGGTGGATGTTAATTATAACATATTAAGCCCACTCAATCGTTCCCCAATATTTTTCATTTTTAATCTTCTGTTCTTTATCTGTGATTCTACACACTGCACAATAGAAATTGTTAGTACTAGAGCCCTCACGTTGATATTTGAATCTAATCCACCAGTAGCCATCTTTTTTAATGACTTGGTCGAATTTTACCCAATCATCTTTTGTGTATAGCCATGAATCTTCTTCAACGACTGTGCCGGTTAATCCAGCTGTTTTTCTGACTCTTATAGCTTTTTCTGGATTAGGATAAAATACGCCTTTCCAATTCCATGTTATTTTGTCAGCGCTTGGCTTACTACTTGGCGCATCAATTTGTCTGCCGTTAATGGCTTCAGCAATCCGCTTCGTGAAGCTGTCTAAATTGTTTTTAATGTAGTTTAAATCTTTCGTAGATGTGATAAAACCTAATTCGATTAAACGATAATTAAGATTAAGATCAGCAGACACGTTAGCGTTCAATAAATCCCCTCTAGGTGTCACACCTCTTATTTTACCCACTGTTTTATCTAATGCACTACTTAATGCCTTGTCAATGTCATCAGCTGGGAAACGATCGCTAATGATTACATGCCCGCCACTTGCTTGTGGGCTAGCAGAATCTAAATGAAACTCTATGATTGCATCCGGTTTGACTTCACTTTTAATCCAGTACATGCCATAATCTTTATAGTTTCCAACACGTTGACCGTACAATGTATCTTGATATAAATCTTGATTCATCGAGTTGCCACCGTATAACAATACTGTGTTACCTACTGACTCAAGATACTTTTTCACTCTAGGGATAATATTTTTACGGTTAAAATCTCTTTCGTTTTCTCCATTCGCAACGGCACCTGGGTCGTTAGAGTATGCACCAATACCATGACCAGCCACAAGCATGATTTTTTTACCTTTTGATAACTTATCTTGTTTAACTGGCGTCACTGCGCTTCTTAGCTTATTAGCGGTCGTTTCTTTTGCGTAGAATGGACGGATAAACCACATAGGGAAGTCGTAGCCGTGTGTACGTCTTGTAGTAACTTCTGGTGGACTCCAGTAAGCACCGCCTAGCCAGTTCTGCTCTAAAATAGTTATAGAATCTAACGTAGCGCTTATTACAATACCTACATGACCATAACCACCGCCATAATTACGGTTAAAAATAACGACGTCGCCCGGCAATGCTTGAAACGACACAGTATTTTCGTAAACGGTTGCTTCGTTAGTGAAATCATTCCATGTAGGAATGTCCGCAGCGCCCACACCTTTCAACCTATGATTAAATAAGTAAAGCCAATATTGGTTGGCAGTATCGAAGCATTGACATCCAAATGCATTGTCTGGATTCCACGCCTTACCCTCTAGGCTTTTAAGGTAGCTAATAGCTTGACTGTATGTTCTAACCGACGGCATTGTTATCATCTCCGTTCACTTTAGGTGCGCCACCAGTTGACTGAATGCCAGCTTTTACTTCATAAATTTTTTGTTGCCCTTTCTTAGATGCGTGAGTAAAGTTGTTATTCTTCCACCACGTCCAAATTGAAACAATCCCAGTAACGACTGTGCTTATAAACACTTCGTCAACTGGGATTGGAGAAATATGTTTGATTGCTAAAAACTGATTGATCCATGCGACTATTAATAAAATTGTTCTTACGATTGTACCGATATCCATTTGTTTGCTCCTTTTATCCAAAATAAAAAACGACTAAAAAATTAGTCGTTTAAAATTATTCAATGGTCAATGTCGGAGATCCTGAATAAACATCACTTATAGTGACATACAACATCCCTGAAGGATTACTAAAGTTGATATTTTTACTTGCAACTCCGCTATTGACTCCTGATATTCCTAAATCACTTGAACCTAAATTAGTTTGCGAAACCCTCATTATACCGCTACGTACATTTTCTATTGTCACCTGATAACTTTTATTAGGTTCAACTCCGTTTATTGTCCATTTTGCTGTTGAATCTTCTATGCTATCCGGATATTTATTTTTAGGTAAGGGTTTAATTACAAAAGATGAAGGCTTTTTCCATACTTGGATATTTCCAGCATATACTTTTGTATATTCTTCACCTTCGTAAATAAACTTCTTTACATTTTTAAAATTACCTTCCATAAAAATCACCCCTTAATTAAGTAAAGTGTATTAGGGTCTTTTTGATACAAATAATTATATTCTGTTTCACTGCCTGTCCAAATATTCAGTGACGGCTGCGAAGAACCGATAGGTTGATAAAGTTTATCTGCTTCCTCTTTTGTAAAAGCATTTGATGATAAAAGATAACGTTCATCATGACTGTGATTTATGTCTGATTTTTTTGATAAAGCATTTTCTAATCCTTCAATCTGTTTGATTGTATGACTATGATTTTTATCTGCATACAAACTGTTTAATGATTGCTTGAATCTCTCAAAATCTTCTGTGCTAACTTTTGAGCCAATCTGTTGCAATACACTTTCTGAAATAGAGTTGTTTTGTATTGCTTCTGCTAATTCTCTTAATGTGTTCATAGATTCAGGCGCGCTATCAACTAGTTCAGCAATTTTTGTATCCGTATACGTTTTAGAGTCGTTGAGAGTTGTATCTTTGATTTTTTCAACTTCTTGCAATTTATCTTCTAACCCTTCAACATTTGCGATATTGATTTTGTCCAATAACTCAGGTTCTGCTTTGATATCTGTATCTTTACCATCAATTTGCCACATTTTAGTGTCAGGATTGATTGATACTACAGTACCGTTTTTACCGGGTACGCCTTGTTCTCCTTTTTTACCTGCTTCACCTTTTGCACCAGGTTGTCCCGGTTCGCCTTTATCACCTTTCGCACCTTTAAATCTACTTTCATTCTTTTCGATGTAAGAAATAACATCTTTATCTATTTTCTCTTTAAAGTCTTTGCTCAATAAATCTGTCGCGTTATCTTTTAAGATTCTCGTAATAGCATCATCTACCAATTTAACATCGATTTCTTTTGCTACAGCAGATTCAATACCACTATCAATGATATTGAAAGAAAAGTTTGCGACATGTATTTTTTCTTCTTCTTTCTCTAAAAACAGCTTACAGCGAACATAACCAGCGTGTTTGATAACCTTTTTAGGTATCTTGTAGGTAAGGAACCCTTTTACAACATCGTCGATAATCAGGGGCTCATTTTTGAATATAGAGCCATCTTCCATAAACAAATGTAATCTAGGTGTTAAGCCATGTGCTTTTAGATCGATACGACCTTGTTTGTCATTGATACCTATTCTTATAGATGCTGTATTTTCATCTTCAGTGTAAAATCGACAGCCAACGTCACCTAAGTCAACACCATCATTTTTTATTCTCGTTTCAACATCTTTTATTTTGTACATTTATACACCTCTTTATTTATATTTATCCCTTGTGAAGTAGATACCTTTTAAGCCGATTTGTTTATATAACTTAGCGATTGTACTTGCTTGATGTTGGCACCACTCTATAGCAGTAGCGTATTGGTGGGTAGCTGGATTCTTAGGATTCCATCTAATTCGGTACAACGTGTTTTGACCTTTATTGATGTAATCCTTTCTTACGAAGCTAGCACCGCCCATGATTGCTTTTGCTGGAGATGTCCAACCTTTATTCCTTGCAAACGTCATTGCGTAGTTAGGATTGTTGTCGTAAGCGCCAATGCCGAAGTAGTTGTATACTCCATCTTTTCCGTTAGCGAAGTTACTTGTTCCATATCCACTTTCTAAGAAAGCATGCGCGATTAAATAAATTTCATTAATGTTGTGTTTTTTACAAGCTTCTGCGAACGCTTTACCTTGATTATTCAATGTTCCCTTACCTTTAAGTATCTTATTAAGTGCGCTAACTGAAACACCTTGATACTTGCCTAAATTAAGCATTTGGTAGCACTGTGTGTTACTTTCCCATATTCGTTTAACATTCATTGCCGAGCTCGTTTGTGCTCGTGTAGCGTTAGCCCAACCCCAAGCATTAGATTTTTTCGGGTTACCTCTTGCCATTTGTTTATCCAGTGCTTGTTTGAATGTATAAGGACTCGTTTCTGTTATGATCTGCGGTTGTTTAGATGCCGAGCCATTATTAGCTGTTGGTGATGAGTCTCTTACATTCGCTATATCAGCGTTTTTATTATCTACCATAACTTTTATTCTAGATTTTGTTACTGTTGGTTTAGTTATAGAATTTAATATTTTTTCTCTGTTTTTAAATATATTAAGTAATGCCTTTTCTAATGCTTCGTATTTATCTTTAGGGGGAACACCGTTGTCAATCATATTCCAATTAACATGTTCCAACATTGAACGCCAAATACTATAGTCTACTTTTAAATTCTCAATACTTAGAGGTATCTCATATTTGATCATCATATCTACAGCTACAACCATTGCGTGAATCTCGTTAAAAATAAATTCGTTTTTACTCGCACTATAATCTTCACATACGTCTATAACTATATAATCAGCTTCATTAGGAACTTCAAATACGGCTCTTCTAGGAGCCCAAATATTATGTCTATCAACATAAAAGTGTGGATATTCTACATCTTGCTTATATTTCTTTCTACTGTTATATAAACTTTCTACCGAGCTCATTGTTTGAGCGTTTCTAATCATTATCCCTTTAGGTTTTTCGAGTCGTCGATTACCCTCTACTATAAAGTGATAAATATATTCTGGATAATTAACTTCTTGGCTAGAAATTGTGTACTTTATAGTTGTTACATCTTTCCAAATTGGAACTTTTTTATTATTTTTTTCGTTATCATCACTATCATCTTCGGGTTTAGGTGCCGGCGTAGATTTCTCCGGATGATATGGTGGTCTAACAAAATATTTAACTCCTCCACCTGGTCCATCATGATAAGAGTGCTTAATTTTATATGGCGGACTTCCTGTTGCGTTATTTGTATACCAGTTTTGATCTACGCCATACCAATAGTCTTTTGTGCATGGTCCCACTACAATGTTTACATGTCCTGCCCAACCACCAGTCCAAACACCCCAGTCGCCTGGTTGTGGTACAAAATCTTTTGTATTTCTAATTATCTTGAAATCTCTACCTCTATAATTAGATTTCTGAGCCATAGCATCAGCATTTCCCCATGTTCTAAATCCCCAATATTTATCGAGTAAATAATTAGGTAAATCCCAGCATTGTGCTCCCATTCCAGAACCAGGTACATCAATAGCTATTTTGTTTTTAGCGATATATAACGCCCATTCAACCACTTCACTAGCTGTGGGCTTTCTATTTTTCGGATTAGGTAATCCCATGTATGCACCTCATTTCAATCAAAATAAAAAGCCAGTGCCGAAGCACTGACTCTTAACTGTTATTTACATTTACCAAACCAGAAGCACGCCCAGAAGCTATATCCTAAAATCCCTTTAAGCATGGTAATCACCTCCTTTAAATACCAAAAATAGTTCTTAGTAAAGCTATGACAATCGTACTGAAGATAGTCCCTATCAAACCTAGAATCCACATTTTTATGTCTCTAATATTCTTGGCATTCTTTTCTTTATTCTTTTCATCTTCTACCTTGTCGCGCTTTAATTCTTCAAAATTTCTATCTAATTTGTCATAAATCTTTTCTTGCGCTCTAAGACTATCTTCTATTCTGTCGAATTTTTCAAACATAGTCTTATCATTTTCTTCTAATCGCGTTAAACGCCAATCTTGTTCATGTCGTTTGGTAAATCCAAACATTATGCCACCCACTTTATTCAAATTAAAAAGCCACAAGCATTACACCTGTGACTTTTCATCTTTTGTTTCTGGATATTTTTCTCCAGTGATTAAAGCGTATTCTTCTTTATCGATTAAACCCTTGTCTACGTACCACTTAATTTGCTCGTTTTTATAGTAACCCCAAACATAAAAAGTTTTAATGTCTTTAAAAGTTGGATAAATCATCTTCATTATTTAAACGTCCCCCTCAGTACTTGTTTTGTTAGTTTTCAGTTCAGTCAACTGTTGTGTTAACATAGCGTTTTGTTGAGCTAATTCCATTGTTAATACGTTTACTTGTGCCACCTGCATTTGCATACTCGCAACCATTCCGCGAAGTTCCTCATCACTTAAATCTGACGCACTTTGTTGGTTTGATGCATTCGGTACGTCTTCTTTTTCGAAATTGCTATTGTATTTAATTTCGCCGTTAGTGAAAACAAACTTTCTAGGTTCGAACTCTTCTTTAAATTTAATAGGCACATTGTTATCACCTACATCTAAACTATTGCGTAAACCGCCAGTATTAACGAATCCGATAACTTCGTTTTTATCGTTTACTGTGATTTTCATTATTTCCACCCCATAATTTTAGTTATAGTAACTTTGTTGGCATTCGCTCCAGAACCTGATGTTTTACCTAAATCAAAGTACACATCGTTATCTATTCTTAAAGTAGTGCTACTTGTTTTGGATAGTAAGCACTCATAAATACCGCCACCGTTGCCGTCTGAGTCAACTACATTCGCTTTACTCAATTGAATCGCGTTAGGTAATGCGGTTAGTCCGAATCCCTCAATAACGCCACCTGGATAAGTTCCACTTACCAACAAAATAGAATAGTTTGTGTACGGTTCGGTTAGATTGATTGTTGTACCTACACCATTTGCGCCACCGTCGAACAATACCGTTGACTTATGTTCATTAGGAACCGTCCACTGTGGCTCAAGTCTGCCGTTTGTGATTGACCGTGTGTAAATCTTTTTAGAGTTATAAGGTGTGAAGTTAAACAACTTATTTGTATCATCTTTAACGAATACAGATAAATACCCCTCATAACTTTCAACGCTACCTGGTAAATCCGGCACTCTTGTTGCATAGTAATTACCAGCAGTTAAATATCCCAAATCGCCTTGCGCATTATTTAAGTTAACTTGAATTGATTGACCATTCGCCTCTGTCATCTTATGTTGTTGCCAGCTCGTTGTTCCGAATTTATCATCTACATACTGCTTAGCTTGATTTAAAGCGTTGTTAGACGTTTCTTCAACAAATTGCTTAGTTAAGTTTCCATCATTCTTTTTATAAAACGGGTACCATGTGCCGTAGATTTTGTATTTTGTGTACTCATCGTTTGAATCGTCTGGGTACCATGTTGCACGAGCAGTATTATTATCAACAACATAAACAACTAACACACCAGATTTGCTTGATGTATAAGTTGATTCATCGAACGAAGAACCGTCATCAACACCATCTTGTCCAGGCTTCTCTAACGTGCCTATATCCGTCTTTTCTGGCGCATCTGTTGCATTAGTAATATGAATAATCCTAGATGTGTTAACTGCGCTTAAAACGCTATCTATGGACTGCTCATACGATTCAATTGCTTTACCGTAATCATCTGTAAGTTTAGACTTTTGCCAATTTGTTGTTGAATTACCTTTAACAAGGTCAGCGCCATTGATTTGTTGTTCAACTTCGTTAACACGTTCAAAAATCGCTTGCTCTTTTTCAACTATTTTATCGACTTCAGCTGTAACAGCTTGTGTTGCACTAGTTTGCGTCGCAGTAATAGCTTGTATAGCTTCGTTTTGCTTGATTTCGATTTGTTGAATGCCTTTTGTCGCACTATCATTCACTTTTGCTATTAACGTTTGTGTATCAGCCATATTTTGCTTTAATTGGTTAAAGTCTTTACCGACAGCTTCGATAGTATCTTGAATAGATTTGATATAAACAAGCTTTGTTATACCATCAAATCCACTAACTAAATCATTTTCAATATTGAAGCTAAATTGACGTTCAACAACAACATTATTACTCCCGTTTTGTGTAAAGAATGCCTGAGCATGCACCTTGCCTGAATGTTTTAAAAATTCATTCGGTATCACATACTGCAAACGCCCATTAATTGCGTCTACTATCGTTAATTCGTCTGAAATATAAGCGCCTCTATCTACGTTATAATCATCGGTTTTTAACACGATAGATGTTTTAACATGTTCAGAACTTATAGATAACGGTCTGTTATTCTTAGTTACTGCAAAATTTAAAACACCAGTTCCTCTATCTGATTCATAGAAACTGATGTTTGTGTCAATAATTGGATTATATTGTGATGTTGTTTGTAACTCGATTAAGTTATCGTCTTTCGAAAAATTATCTACTACCATTATTCAACCACCTTTCCCTCGAATAAACTCCATTTACCAACGCCACCAGTACCAAAGTTTCTAACTAAAAATTGATGCGCAGACGGGAAGTTATTACGTCTTAATACTTGTGTTGTGTTACCTGGTGTATTCGATTTTATTTCTAATATCCAACCTGCAATACCTTTAAAGTCTTTAGGAAAATCAGTAAATCGTTTTGATTCTTCAGTAGTGATATAGAAATCTAAACCAACGATTTTTAAATCTGATAATTTTGTAATACTCTTAGGGATATGTTCCCAATAACCGGCGTTTTGCGGACAGAAATTCCATGCTCCGTTGTTTTTCTTATTGAAAATGTCAATGACACGTTCGAATTTAAGCATATTTCTACCTGTGCTGTTTCTGGTAAGTACTTGTCTTAGAGCACCATTATAGTGTCCAGGCAGTACATCCAAGAACCACCCTGCATCTCTAAACGCTTTCGGTAACGGGAAATCTAATGCATTTTGTGTGTCTTGCGTATAGATATAGTAATGACCAACTTCCGTAATATCACTTAGATATGCTGGGTTCTGTATTGGTAACGGTTTAACACGTCCACCTGAATCAGTCATCGATACTTGAGGTGCAATGTTTTTTAAGAATTGGTTAACACCTCTTTGGCCGATAGAATAAATTGAGTGATGTCTGTTATTACCAGGTCCAATAGTTACCCCTATTAAAAGTGCTTTACGTCCTGTTTCTAGATCGTAATACATATCTAGACCCTCAGCTTCTTGGAAGTCTCCTTTAAAGTTATTATTCACACCGCCAATATCGATACGTCGTTTAAATAACAATTCTTTTGTTTTTATATCGAAACCTTGTAAGTAGTTAGGGTTGGCTGTATTCGAATCACCTGTATACCAATATAAGATACCTGCATCATAAGTGATACCTTGCATAGGTTGTGTATCTGAAGTGTATTCCATAGGTATATCCATTTGATACAATACTTTGTCTATACCTTTATCAATATCGTCAGCACTTCTTACTTCAATGAAATTCAATGAATTCTTAGCTTGTCTTTCAGAAGCTTTATATTCACGTCTGAAAATCATTAAATTTTCTATAGGATTATAAATCGCTGACGTATATCTGTCGTTAAATATATTCGGCATGACATCTTGCATTTCATTACCATAAGTTATTTCTCCAGTTCTATATTGGAAACGTACAAACTTGTTGTTTTTGTTACTGTCCAATACAGCTGAATAAATCCATAATTCTCCATCAATGTATCTATACGCATTGTGTGTACCGTGACCGCCGTTTTTAACAAGCAATCTATCAATAAATTGTCCGTTGGGCTTCAATCTAGATAACATGTAATGATTACCTGGACGAGCTTGCGTCATATAAATAATTTTCGTTCTAGGGTCTACCCAAAATGATTGCATTACTGCGTTAGTATATGGCGATAAATCTGTGATGAATTCCGGTTCTTGCTCTTTTGGTTCGAATCGGTATTCTGTAGCTCGATATTCTTTATAGTTTTCATCTACAGCTTTCTTAACCTTTTTAGTGAAAGCATCTAGTGTTGAATAATCATGATACAAACGATCTTGCAATGTCTTATGATCATAACCAGTATTATCAACACGCGCGTCTTTTACTTCGTTGATACCGTCGCCGTTATGACCTATTATCATGTTGCTAAAACGGCCATTTAAATACGTTAAAAAATCAGAGACGCTACTTGTGACATTTAAATGCTCATACTTTATTTGCTCTCCATTATGTGCAAATACCTCTTTATTTCTATGGTATTCAAGAGAGAAATTAAAATCCGTCAGCATGTCTGAAATAAGTTTAAAGTTATACTCATTTTCATCTACATATCTGTAGTCAAAGACTCTACTTAAGTCTGTAATTAATTTGTTATCCATGTCTTCCTCCTTTTCTATCCGTAAAACTGGTAATAATTTTTAATAAGTTCGTACATAATAACTTCATGACCCCTCTCGTTCGGATGCAATCCGTCTGGCATACTTGATTTTCTGAACGCTGGATTATATGGCTTAAAATAATCTGTATGATAGGCATCATATACTGGTACATCCAATTCACTACAAGCCAATATCTGAGCATTGACATAATCCTCTAAAGTTAACCCTAGTTTGTTTTTGTCCGTATCTTTACGGCGTATCGTTGTACCACTCATAGGGCATTGCCTAGTAGCTGTCATTACAAGTATTTTTGAAACTGGATTATTTTTCCTGATAACTTCAATTGCAGAACAAAAGGCGCCGTAAAACGTTTTAGTGTCGGTTTTATCAGAGCCTATCGGTACGCCTGCCCAATAACCATGTAACCAGTCATCATCTGTACCTTGTAATATGATTAGGTCTCCTCTTATTTGCTCTGCTTGTCTATAAATGCTGTTTTCTACCGCTTCTTTACCTATTGGAACTGTTGCCATTGTTGCGCCACCTCTTGCAAGGTTGGTCGTTTTAGCTTTTAACTTCTTGCCTAACATTTCTGTGAAATTAGTTTTCGCATGTGATCCTCTAGCTACAGAATCGCCAATCGTTCCAATCGTTTTTACATCTTTAATGTTTGATTTATCTACAAAATCATGAACGATAGTGCCGTCAGATGTAGTTACAGTTTTAGAGCTTACCTTCTGTTGTTTATCTTCAATCAAATCAGTTCTACTCATTAAATCGAGTGTTGATTTAGCTATTGATGCAACTTTAGATTTTAAGTTTTCTGCCGCTTTACTAGGGTTGGAAAGGTTAACGTCATTTAATCCAGAAACATAGTTAGCAGCAGTATTTACTTTCTTCATATATCGTTGTTCTCGATTAAATTCACCAAGCGTTACATCTTGCTTTACAATTACATTATTTATATCTCTAATCGTTTTAATTTCTACTATACGTACTAAGTCGTTAAGTCCCAAAATAGTAGACTTTATTTGAACTATGTCACCAGGTTGCGGGTCTGCTTCGGGGTAGGCTTCTCTTAAAACTAAAAAATCTAAAGATAGTGACTGTTTTAAAGATTTTTTTAATCTAGATTGTAATTCTTTATCCATTGTTTCTTGATCAGTCACTTTGCCATCTTTAAAAGGTTCTGCGTGTATATCACCGTATATTTCAGCTAATGCGCTTCTAGCCTCCATAACAAGTCCAGCGTGTTCATATGTTTCTTCTCCAGAATAACTCCCGTATCCTCTAATGAAGGTGGCGAAGTTACTTGCGTCTTCTTCAAGTTTTATAGCGTTGGCGTTGACTTCGTCAGAAATAAAGTAAGACGCTTTTTGATTTGCAAAAGGCGTCAATACAAACTTATATCTGCTTTTCTTTTTGTCATACGTTATTTTATATTCTAAACCGAAATGTTCTAATCCCTTTTTAAACATTTCCAACCTTGTATCGCCTTCACCACCATTTTCAAACTTCGAAGACTTAACCTTACCTTCGACTTCAAAAAGCATTCCAGTACCTTGAAACACAATGTTAAAATATCTTTCTACTGTAAAAGATCCTGTTACATTAACATAAATCCTATCAATCATTAACTTGTCTATAGGAATTTCTCTAGCAGTACATTCAACCAGTTGTCTGTCGCCTTCTGATTTCCTATCAATGACAGTTATTACATATTCTTTCTTGTCGTTTTCACCTTCGACATGACTAACAATCCATCTTTTACCAATTGCGTTAATAACTTCGTATGTGTATTTATCTTCAAGAATATCAAAAGTTAATACACCGTCAGCATTAACTTTTTTTACTAAAGTTGTTTCTACTGGTACAGGTGCGCCATTACCTTTAGGTGGTTTAATAGTTATTGTCATTCTGACACCTACTTATAATAAAATTTCAAATCAAACTGAACTTTTTGTACCGTTTGATTAAACTCAAATTTATTAGCTCCGTATTTAAATTTTGGTTGGGCTATATTCGTTTCGGTACTTATTTCAACACCGTTTTTATAAACTCGGAAGCTATCATAAACAATTCTGTCTCCAGCTTTTAGTTTGATCCCTTCGATTTTCATTATTTCAGCATGCGTTAAATTCCATACAAACGATTCTGTATCTTCGCCCAAAATAATTGTTATCTTTTTATACATGTTGAATTGGTCGTTAGGAGCGCTACCATGATAGTAAACTGTATCTTTGCTAACATTTTCAAATGTATACTGGCGCTTATCCCCGCCTGCATGCCAATCGATATTAAAATCAAACGACCACAATCCAACCTTTTTGTTTTCTTCTAACTCTAGACTTGTTCCAATACTTTCACCGTATGGCAATTCTGTAGTTTCGAATTTTAGTTCAAAAGAAACTTTATTACCTTTTTGCTTAGGGTTTATAACTCCGTTAAAAATAACTTTATACTGTTTACCGTTTACATAAATTTGTTGATTGTGTCTTGAATATTCATAATCCGGGAAGTTGTTTTTATCTAATTTCACGTAATCATCAGAAGTTGGTTGAGTAAACCTGTAATTCAACTCTTCTTTTCTTCTGATTTCTCGTAAATACATTGGTTCTATATCAGTAGTTAACGAATACAACATATCTCGCATATAAGCAATGTCTGAACGATTTTTTACTTTACAAAAACAAGGAACAACTATATCTCTACTGATATAATTGCTCCCCATTAATATGCGACCGTTCATATTTTCTTTGTCTTGATACTTTGTGTTGATTTGCATGCTATCAATTACTATATCGTTAACGATAAACCCGTATTCACTTAATTTGATTACAGTACCATCTTTTTTGTTAATTCTATGTCCATTTGTAACCTCCTTTATAAGTAATACTCAGAATTGCGTTTAGCATTTCTGCCGTTAACAATACTAGTAAGCGCATCGTTATTGACATCGAATTCAACTTTAACAGTTTTCATGTTCGGTGATGTTTCAATAGAATGTGTGTGTTGTACTTGCGCATTTATATTTCCACCTAAATTACTTAAGTTTCCTGTAATACTAGAAATGTCAGGTGCGTTTAATGTAGGTTGAAATGCATCAACTACTTTATCTGCAACATTAGAAACATTACGGATAACTTTACTTGAATGATTATCTATACCTTTAACGAAACCTAGCATTGAATACATACCAACATCCATGAATTCACGTGAAGGTGAGTGAATACCCAAAGCACTTTTAGCTGCATCTAAAGCTTTCTTAGCAACATTTTTAGCTGCATCTACTAATTGACCAGCCATTTGTCCAATACCTCTAATTAAACCACGGATCATATCAGCACCTGCAGACACAAAATCTCCTATAAAGCTTTTTATTTTATTTACTGCATTTGTCATACCTTGACTAACTTTGTTTACAACATTAACGAATCCTTGAATAACTCTATTAACAAAGTTAATTAGCGTACTTGTTATAGTAGATACCCATTGCATACCTTTAGTCACGATGAAGTTCCAAGCTTGAGACATTTTGTCCGATATAGTTGATACAACTTGTGTGAATATACTTACAACTTTATTCCAAATCGTCGTTAATATACCAGATAAGAAACTCCAAATCGTATTCCATATATTAGAAATAAAACTCCATGCCGCTTGTAACGCAGTAGATATAGCTGTAGTGATAGCGTTCCAAACCTTAGTTGCCACAGTAACTATAGTGTTCCACAACGTTTGTAAGAACGTCCAAATAGCATTCCAAATTGTCATTGCGATAGTCATGATTGTTGTAAACACAGTAGTTATTACAGTGACTAACAAATTCCAAATCGTAGTAGCGATTGTAATTATCGTGTTCCAGATTGTACTTAAGAATGTCCAAATAGCTGTCCATATCGTCATAACTATTGTCATTATCGTTGTGAAAACAGTTGTGATGATTGTAACTAAAAGGTTCCACACTGTTGTTGCAATAGCGATAATTCCATTCCATAGCCCTTGCAAATAAGCGGCTATTTGATTCCAAATAATCATTATAAAATTGTATACATTTGATACTGCTGTAGTGATAGCTTTTAAAATAGCATTCCATACAACCGAAGCTACAGTTTTCAACACATTCCAAACTGTAACCATAAACGTTTTTATCGCATTCCAAGCATTTATAATAAAGTTTCTGAATCCTTCATTTTTATTCCACAATAAAACGAATATAGCTATTAATGCAGCGATTACACCGATAACTATTGTTATTGGACCACCTAAAATACCAAACACAGTTACTAGTCCTGTGATAGCATTTCTAATTAATCCAATCTTACCGAATAACAATTGGAATATAACTGATATAATTTTTAATGGTCCTTTTAATAACATGAACGCACCTTTTAAAATTGTTAATCCCGCTCTTAATAAACCGAACTTACTTACTAACGCAATGATTCTACCTATTAATCCGCCACCCATAAAGTTAGATACAGCAAGAATAATCGGTATTAAAAATCTAAATGCACCAACTAAAGTGATGATGACACCGACTAATTGTGCTGTAGCTGGATGCGCCTCAAATAAGTTAGCTATCCAACCAGTTATTGCTACTGCAACGCGTAATACTGCACTAGCTATAGGAGCCATTGCTGTTGCGAATGCAACTAATCCTCTTGCGATGTTTCCAATTAATTGCATTATTAGTGGACCATTTGTTTGTACATAACTGACAAAGTCTTTGAAGCCTTGAGATTGGCCAACTTGTTCAGACCATTCTCTAAACTTAGCCGTCATTTGTTCAAGAGATTGAAAAATTCCAGTTGATGATCCGCTGAATGCATTCATTAGATTATTAATTCCAACGAACACATTTTTAAAAATATTACCAATGACAGGTAAGTTTGTTTTTGTGTATTCAATAAATCGAGTTATCGAATTTTCTCCAGCTGCACTATTAGCCCAATTAGAGAAAGATTGACCTAATCTATCCAACCAATCAGCCGACCATTGAAACAGTGGTGCTAATTGTGTGAATACATTGACTAATCCGTCACCGAAACCGCCTGCAGCACTTAATAGTTTGTTAAATACCGAAACACCAGTTGTATTCATCATGTTGAAGAACCTTGATGCTACACCGCTGTTTTGAGCCCATTTAAGCACGCTTTGAGACGCCTCTTCCATTCCTCTTGAAATACCGCTGAAAAACGGTTGTAAGCTCTGCATTGCTGTTTTAACGGTGTTTAAACCATTTGCTAAAGATGTGAATATAGCTGATTGATTTTGTTTTATAATGTCAGTCCAAGCTGACTTTACACCATCTAAAGCTTTTTTGTATTCGTTTGTTGCCGAACTAGCTTGTAAAGTTCCGTCGTTAAGCATTTTTATAGCGCTGATAGCCATTGCGCCAAACGCTACAAATCCAGCTCCCGCTATTGCTACAGCACCACCTAAAGCAAGTACGCCACCAGTTAATACTTTGATAGCGTTTAATAGCGCGAACACTACAGGTACTACGCTCGCTATTACAGGTATTAAGATACTAAAAGATGAAGTTAATAATCCACCAACCATATTAGAACCTACAGTGCCGAACACACGGAACATATTAGCTAAATTCCCCATCTGTCTTTGGAAATTGTCGTTTGATTTTATTATGTAGGTATAAGCTTTCTTTAAACCATTAGTATCGACATCTACCTTCGTTGTTTTTTTGTTTGGTAATGCGTCTAAGGATTTTTTAAATGCATAGATTGTTGGTATAGAAAGCCCTGTATCTACATTAAGTCGAGATCTAGTTTTGTTCGGAATACTCTTAAGCTCTTCTTTAGTACGTTTGATTTTAGAGTTAGCAACACTATTGTCCACGTCTATAACAGCTTTTGCTTTAGACCTATTTAACGCTTCAAGACTAGCTTTAGATACTTTTAACACTCGATTAAATTTACTGTTATCAGCATTGACGTCAATATTGACACGTTTCTTTTCCAGTTCGGATAACTTAGCTTCTGTTTCAGTGATATCTTTAATTAACTTTTGTTTTTCTAACTTAACTTCTGGTGTAACTTCTTTTGAATCTAATTGATTTAATTCAAAACTTGCTTCTAATACTTTTTGTTTCAGATCTTCTATTTTAGCATCTAATTTAGCTTTTGCTTTTTCATTACCGAACGAATCTAAAGTCTTCTTAGCAACCTTGATAGTTTTTTGTAATTTTTTATCATTAGCACTTAATTCAACATCTTTAGTCTTATCAGCTGTACGCTTGTATTTTTGCACTGCCTTAACCGCACTATCAATTTGCCTTTTGAATTTGGCTACACTAGCTTCAATAGTCGCTTTAATTTTATATTCCGTCACATTAACACCTCTCTTTCTATTGCTTATTAAATTCTGCTATAACTTTAAAGAATTCATTATTTTGTGGTTCGTATTCATCACGTTCGCTACTAAACCTTATATCTTTACCTTCGTTAAGCCGTTGGATATTTTCTTCATAAGGCAATACGTCGTTTGCGTTGTTAAAAACATATTCCTCTTTAGGTTTATTTTCTGTACCAACGTTTTTAGTAGCTGCCGCGTCACGAATAGCAAACGCAAGTTTGTAACGTTCGAATTCTTGGGTTAGCATTTCATATTCTTTCGCATACATTCGATAGTTATATTCTGTTAATGTCATTTGCTCGATAACATTTAAATCTGTAATACCGAGTGTCGACATACAAGTGATAACGATTCTGTCGTAAGTTATTACGCTTCCGCTGGTTTCTCTTCCGCTTCCACTACTTCGACTAGGTTTCGGGTCATAGGTCGCTTTCCCAACTCTGTTAAAATATCTGAACCGAATTCTTCTAGCCCAATATTTTCTGCGATTTCGTCTAGTGCTTCATCAATGTTATTAATAGTAATTGCTCGTTTTTTCAAGTGAGATGTAGCTGCAATTAAAACTTCGCCAATAACTACAGGATTTCCACTTTCTAAACCTACAGGCAACATTGATACACCTTGACCGATAGACGCTTGTTCAACTTTTAAACCTAATCGGTTATCGATCTCTCTTAAAAATTTAAAACCAAAACTTAACTCTAGTGAATTTCCATTAATTTCTACATTCATAATTTAAAATCTCCATTCATGATTAATTTAAACAAAAATAAAAAGGGCTTAACGCCCTATTTTTTATACCTCTCTTGGTGTAACCGGTGATGAATCTGCTTTAGGTTGAGGAATTGCTGTTAACTCTTCGCCAGTTAACGCATCTTCTTTTGTAGTGTCATGGAATCTGTATCCAGTCGCCTTAAGTTTCTTTGTCACAGCCTCAGGCAATGTTGCGAACCCACGTTGGAAACGACCATTCACTCCGTATTCATATTCATATTCATCAATACCGTTAGCTTCTGCTTTTAATTCAAATTTATTGTGGAAACCTTGGAAATATTTCGCTTTAAATTTAGTAGCATCTCCATTTTTGCCTGGTATTCTACTTTCAACTTCCCAAGCTTCATACAATACGCGATCTACAACTGCATCTTCAATTTCATCTGCAAAATCGTCACCATAAAACATTTTAGCAGTACCAGACATTGTTGATTCAACTGAACCACCAGTGTTATAAGAACCGTCCATTGTATCCTCTGTATCCGTATCAGCTTCATGTGATAAACCGTATTCAGTTAAAAAAAGCATTTTAGTAGCATCGACTTTTTCGCCTGCTTTTCTAAACAAAATAATACGGTCATTACTATTTTTCATATTTGCCATTCAATATTCCTCCGTTTTTTAATATGTTTTGTACGTTATCGTTACTGATGTGTGTAGTAACTCTTTATTAGTAGTATCATCGACTAACTGTGTGATATTGATGTCGTCTTCTTCAAAGTCATAATCGTTTGTTTTAACGCTAGGTGTTAAATCATCGATACATCTTTTAACAAGTCTGTCATGATGTCCTAAATCATCACTTACACTCCAAATATCAATAACTAAATTCGTGTCGCCGGAATAACTATCAAACGTGTACTTACTTCTATTTGACTCCGGCATTTTTATGACAAAAAAAGGATACGGAATCTCTTGTTGCATCTCTTTACGAGAAATAACAGGGAATCCATATCCTTGTAGCGTTTCATACGCTTTATTATAAAGTTGTAAGTTCGGTGTCATGCTTTTATCTCCTATTCAAACAACGCTTTCAGCTCTTCTACAGTTGATTTTTTAATCACTTCGTATACCGGCCACATAAAAGGTTCTGCCTCCATGTATCGAGTACCAAACTCTAAGAAACCACTATAAGCCGCATGCGATGTGATAGTGTATTGCAAATCGCCAGTTTTTTTATATCTGACATTGCGTGATAAATTACCAGTCCAATAACCCTTATTCATTACTTCTCTAGCCTTTAATTTAGCTCTTACTACGTATTCTTTAGCTTTGTCTAATAAAATATCATCTACATCATCATCAATGTTGGTTTTCATATCGTGAAATTGGTTTAACAGTGCGTCTAATCCATCTATATTCATCAATTGACCTCTTCGATATAATATGACGTTTCGTGTCTGTATGTCCTTGTATCAACTATCTTGTAGCGAATACCATTAATTAACACGTGGCTAACAGGGGAAGATATGGATTCTTTTATCCTCAGGACACTTACATCGTTTTTTACATCGCCAAATTCAAGTTGCTTTCTTGCTCTAGAGATGGGGTTAATATTGCATGGTATCGCATCATAAGTGATTAGTGCGTTTTCTTTTTTGCTAGTTTTAGGATTGTAAGTTGCTACTTGTTCTAATTGAAAAATAACTCTATCTTCATATCTCAAAAGAACACAGCCCTTCCTTTTTTAGTTCTCGTTCTAGCATTAAAGTAATTATCAATAATAGCTTCATACTCCTTGAAATCGTTCAATTCATACGCATTGCTACGTCCGTCAACCGCTTCTGATGTCATACCTTCAGCACCAATCCTGTTGTAGCGTTTAACTGCAACTTCTTTAATCATGTAACTAAACCTTTCCGGTATTTGTTCAACTTCAATAGGTAACATTGATAACAACTGGCTTTCACAACTTTTTATAATTTCCTCTAATTGTTCATCTTGCTTTTCATCTTTAAGACCAATACGTTTTTTTACATCAGCTAGCGTAGTCATATAACCACCTACTCTAGCGACTCAAAAGTGTTGATAATTTCAGCTTTTGTTTGTTTTTCATCAACTTGTAAGCCAGCAACACTTGCTATTTCGACAAGTTCTTTTTTGGTTAATTTGTCATTTACAATGTAAATCATTTGTTCGTTGCGTTTATTTTCAACACTAGCTAAAGCTTTGATACGTTCATCTGTAGGATCATAACCTTTGCGAGGGTAGACATGCCCTTTCATATAGACATGTCTGTTATCTTCTAAATCTGTAAAATCTACTTTAACAATTCCAATGATTTCGGGCATGTTACCACTCCTAATTATTTATTAAACTTCTCCTGGAACTGAATCTGTTCTTTTGTCAGCAGGAACTAACTTAGCAAACGCTTTATCATCAGCGATATGCAATGCTACATGCATAGTTGCACGTAATGCCACCATGTCTTGTTCAAACAAGTTTACAGGTGTGCCATCTTCGTTTTTAACTGTAGATAATTGTGCGGTTTCATCGATTTTGTATTCTATTAATTGAGGGATACCATAAATCAATTTGTCGAAGTCACCAGTGATTAATTCACCACGTTTTAAGTTACTTGATTTAAGATTAACCACAGGTAGACCGTCTAACGAATCACTGTTACGGTCATAAATACGTTCTTTCGTTTCAGGATCTACAATTTTACGTAACAAGCTTCTGTTTTGTGTTTTTGAGATAAACGCATTTGCTTCTAATTCGTCATCTTCAAGTAATGCCTCTAAATCAATAATGTTATCTTGTGTGAAGTCACCTTTAATAACCTTATTAGTTTTTTCAATTGATTGCGCAATTGATTTACCGAATGGATTGTTACCTTGATTCAAAATACCTGCCTCGTCAAACTTTTTATAGAAAGCTTCAGCAATCATAGGTTTCATTTCTTCAAAGAACTGTGAATAAGTGTAATTCAAGAATTCTTTTGTTACAGGTAAGATAACCCCTAATTTAAACGCTCTCATAGTAGCATTAACCCATGTAGCTTTAGATGTTTCGATTTTTTGACCTTCACCTACCCAGTAAGCACCTGGTTTATCAGCCCAAAAAGTAAACTTCTTCTCAGTACCTTCCATTGGTTCGTACTTACCTAATTGCATAATTTTAGAGTTTTCCATAACCTCTTGTAAGATGGGCGTTGTGAATTCATTCATCAACGTGCCATCTTTCTTTTCGTGCATCATTACATTATCAGGGTTAAATACTTGCGGTTTAACATTGTTACTCGCAAAATGTTGCAAATTTAATTTTAATTTTTGTGTTTGTTCCATTTAAATGCCTCCGTTAATTTTTAATAATTCTTTTTTGTCTAGCTATTTCAGCTAAGTTTTGCGGTTTATTTTTAGTCGAGTGATTAAATGAATCTCCACCAGTCAATGGCGATTGTCTAGCGTTAACCTTAACCGCTTCATTAACCGCTTTTTTTACTGCATTAGAAAAAGCTTCAACATTCAATTTAGTTTGTTCAGCAGTATCTGTTACAACTAAATTAACAACCTCATCTGATGAATCAACTTCCGCTTCACTCAACATTTTTCGTGCTTCTGAACGCATTTCGTTTAATTGTTTTTCTGAACGTAATTGTTCCAGCTCTTTTTCCATTTGTTCGCGTTCATATTCAGCGATTTGATCTTTGTTCATTTTTGCTAATCGTTTAGCTTCATCAACAGCTTCTTGTTTCTCTTTTTCTTTCTGCTTCATACGACGACTTAATTCTTCTTTAAGACGCTTGTTATATTCTTCTTGTAGTCTTTTTTCTATTTCTTCTTCTGAATTAGTCTTTTTGTCTTGTTTGTCTTTGCCTTCATCATCGTTGTTATCTTTTAATTTTCCATTATCTCCATCTGATTCTTCAGCAAAAAACTGTAATTTGAGTTTTAACTTCTCTTGGATATCCATAGTTTTTACACCTCATTTATTTACTCTTGATTAGTTTTAAGCCATACATGGTTCGGGCTGTAACGCTTGCACCTTTTATTGTCATAAGCATGGTTTGGACATAAAAAATAGCCAACACAATTAAGTGCTAGCTATTAAAAGAGAGGTTCATTATATTTCGATTTTTCTTTATCGGCTAATACTGCCGACCTTACACTGTCTAAGTTTGCATCAATAATAACTGTTTCGTTTCGCTTTTGTAACTCTTTAAGTATACCTTTTAATTCTCTTGCTATGTCTCTAAGGTATTTGTCAGTATTACTCATATTAGTATCCTCCAAACATTTAATTTACTGTCATACAAAACTAACTTGCCTTTAAAAAACTTTACTTTTAAATCAATCACCGATTTTCACTTTCCCTCCGAAGTATTTTGTTTTTCGTTTCTTGCTTGGTTTTTTCGGCCACATAGATTTAGGTAGTAAAGCGCAATCTGAACGACAATTGATATGCATAGGATAGAAATTAACACCAATTTTAGCGTCTTTAACTTTGAATATTTCTCCATTAAGCCCTTTGCATACTTTAGTTGTTCTATTATCGATTTTTGCAATATACATATAATATCCTTCCGGTGAAATTTCTTTCATGCTGTCAATGCTTGATTGTGCGTGAACACGTGCCGATTCCGTATAAAGCAATGATTTAATTGCTGCGGTCTTTTGTCGTGCTGTGCCTTCGAATTTATTTAAGTGCTTGCGCATATCTTTAACATATTCATTAGGATGTCGACCTCTAATAACTACATTAGCAATTATTTCTTCTACTTCTTGTTTCATTGCTTCGGTATTAGTCCATAATCGCTCTGACCAAACGACACCATGAAATTGTGTATCAACGATTGTATCTATAACTTCTTTAGCTACTTGTACACCTTCACCTAAAATACCCGCTTGATCACTGAACACACGATAAGCTGTTGATTCGAAATATTCCCTCATCGATAATTCTGTTTGAGCTGTTGCATAAGCAATTAAGAATTCTATTTGAATCTTTAACATCTGTTCTCTAGATACATACATCTTAGTGTTATACTTCTTTAATTCTTCATTTGCTCTATCGCTAAAGTCCTTGTTTTCGACCAATCTTTTTGCTTCTTCTTGAAACGCTTTTACATCGAACTCATCAATAATCTTTTGTGCTTCTTGTAATGTAACGCCTGCAAAATCTCCGTACTTAACAATAAACGCATTGATCTCTTTTTCAATGCGCTTAATCATCATATTCAATATACGTTCTATTTCTTCAGCTTTAGTTTTATCACGCTTCAACTCATTCTCGATTGCTTTGCGTCCGCGTTCTTCCCAATATTCTTGAGTGTTTTTGTTAGGCAATTACAATCATTCCTTTTTATCAACAGTATCTTTTGTATCATCATCTTGTTCGTCATCATTGATGTCTCTAGGGTCTTTATAAATACCTTTTTGAGCTTTTTTAATAGATTCTTTCTCATCTTCTTCGATTTTCTTAACTTCTAATTCAGGGTCTTGGAAGAACGAGAATAGAGACATTAAAGTTGTTTGGCTAATCTTCCCGCCAGAATCAATATAAGCTTTTAATTCTTCAATCAATGATTTAGGTAAGTTTCTGTTGTATACGTATCTAACAGTATTGAAATCTTTGTTAGCGTCAATCGACCGTGTATTTTTAAGTATTGTCTCTAACAACTTAGCACGACGTCTTAATCCTTTAGTAAACAATCCTTCTTTAGTTTTAGTACGTTGTTCCAATCCAAATAATTTGTATTTCATTGCCTCGCCCGATTGAGTGCCACTAAAGTTATCATCTTTCATGTTAGGCGTGTTGGTAAACATGTGTATATCACTGTTCAAACGGTCTTTATAAGCTTCGGTACCTTGTACATCATATTGCTTATAAATATAACCACCGTCAACTGAACCTTCTGTTTCTCTACCTTCGCTATCAGCATAAACAGTCGGTTCTAAAAACAACACGTTAGCTTCCTTTTGTTTTCTAACTTCTACGGGATCTAAATTTAAATTACCTTTAATAAGTAACATAGCGTCATTTAAATCACTCATATAGTTAGCAGTATCTGATTCAGCATTATCATACAAATCAATTAAAGTGATTACTTTCTCATAATCCCCTTTTCTTCTTTCGTTGTTGCTAAATTCTGTAATAGGCATACGTTCGAAAGAGTGTGATTCAAAACCGTTTTCACGTGGTGTGAGCTTCAATCCATTTGTTCTACTGGTAAGATATCTATAAACACCGTGAGAAGTAAATAAATCAACTGTAAACACTTCATCTTCGTCAGTCTTGTCTATTGGTTTAGTTCTTAAATATCTAACGCCTGCGATACTATTACGTTCAATTGTATTGTCGTATATGACAAAAGTACTCATTGCATCACTCTTGTATAAACGCGTTTCATCATCTTGGTTTCTAATCATTAACTCATAAGCTTTACCGTAAATTGATAAGTCTAATCCTAGAGATCTATTGTGTGACTCAACATCATTCAAATCATTGAATGCCTCAATAGCTTCTAATACATCTTTGTCATCATCTTGATATTGAATTGGATTACCCAAGAAATAGCCGTTGATAAAATCGCTAATATAAGATGCGTAATCATGCGCTACACGGTTATCTGCCATGTACTCTTCTTTGCGTCGTGTTAACTCAACCAGATTCTTAGTTTTACCTTCGTAGTAATCACTCAACACATTTAATCTAGGTCGTTGGTAATCCATGTGATGTTCAATGTATTTACTTACTTCATTAACGTTTTGTAATAAATCGGATTCCGTCCCGTCATATGTGTAAACAACATTGGCTTCATCATTAAATAAGTAATTTATGTTTCCCCGTAGATCTGTATCTGTTTCAAATTCGTTTACTTTTAACATTTGTTCCCTCCTATAATCCTAGAGATTTTATTGTGTCAACTTTCGAACTGACATTTGTGCGTTTTCTAACCGGTCTGTAGAATCGTTCCACTGAATAACGCAACGAATCGATACAATGATTGTATGTATCTACTGGTTCATTGGTATATTCACCTGTATCTTTGTCCTTTTGCCATGTGTAGTTGTCAAACTCTTCAATAATCTTGAAACAACGTTCATCAACAATGATTTCAAATTGCATTAAGAATTGTAACCCTTGTACAACCGAGCCCTTCCCTTTTTTGGTTGGTAAAATCCTTTTAAGCCCTAGATTCCTTAATTCAGCTATACTTTTTTGTTCTGCACTATCTGCTGTAATTTCTTCTTTAGCATAACCAAGTTGCTTTATGACATTAGCTATTTCATCATTCAGCATACCTTGTTTAACATACTCTTCAATGATGTATAACTTCTTTTTCTTTACATCTATTTTAGAATGTATAAAAGCACTAGGATCATTAACGTAGCCAAAGTCCAATCCAAAATAAGAAGGTAAATGTCTTAACTCATCTTTATTTATTAAACGTTTTTCATACTTAGGGAAAACCAATTTGTCTAGTGTAGCAAATTCACCTAACGCATAAATTTTGTAATATGCTGGATTACGATTTGCTAACAACTCTAAGTTTTGTCGTGTCATTTCATCAAGAAACTTATTATCTCGATAACTAGATTGTCTAATCATGACATTTTCCATTGGTTCACCATGTTCAAAGAAATACTTATAAACCCAATTCAGTTTAGATACTGGGTTAAACATCAAAAATATTTGCTTATTCACGTGTTTACGCTCCCTCAAACGCAACGTTAATTGCGTGTAATCATTTAGTGTGAATTCAGACGCTTCTTCCATGACTATGTCTGATATGCCTTTTATCGACTTTATTTTCTCTGGGTTATCTAATCCTTTAAACAAAAAAACTGCGCCGTTTGGCAATTCAACTTTGTTATCAGTCTTATTCCAAAGGCACATGTCCCAAATACCAAAGTTTATCAAACAATCTTTAACATCTTCGAACAAACTATCTTTAATTGTTGATTGTACTTTTCTAAGCCACAGTATACGCCTAGGATATTTCCAATCTTGCAATGCTTTGAGTACAACTTTTTGTATAACGCCGTGAGACTTACCGCTCGAACCTCCACCGTAATGTACTTCAGTGAAGTTATCGTAATTGGTTAGTATTTCGAATATGTTTCTATTGAAAACATTAGACGGTTTGTTAAAGTTTAATTTAACTTTCGTCATCGTACTCACCAATATTAATCTCAATATTCTTCTGAGTGATTTCTTTTTTATCGATATACGCACCATGTACTTTTAGTATGTGGTCAATAGATCTCTGACGCTCTTCAAAAGTTGGTGTGATTGTGTAAGTAACCTCTTTTTCCACTTCATCGTTTAAATGGTCATATTTCTTACTGTAAGCCTCTTGAGGTTCTCCTCTAGCAATAGAAGCAGATAACGCTAAAGCTTCTGTAATACTCATTAAACGCTCTTCTTGTATCTGTTCTAATCGTTCTTTAATATATTCCGAAACATTAACATTTCTTAACAATCGACTTGCTAAAGACTCTGCTGTTTTCTTACTATAACCTGCTGTAATTGCTGCTTTTTTACCATTACATCCATTCATTATATATTCATCTGCGAATCTCTTTTGTTTTTCGTTCATTTCATTTACCACCAACTCTCGCGCTATACGCTTTTTAAAATTAAAAAAGGGATTGGCTATAATCAGCCAACCCACATAGATCCTTTATTCCTAATTGCGATAAGGGAAACGCAGTAAGATAGTCAATATCTTACGCTATCATATTAACACCGAAAGTGACGTTATTTTTCCAGACTTTTTCCAAACTTAATGTATTATTCCTAATTCATCTGCTAACCTAACTAGTATATCTTTCCTCATATCATAAGCGGTAGATTTACTTACATTTATTTCTTGTGCCACACCAGTTAGATTTAATGTTCTAGGTTTTTTGAAATAATAAAGTTCCATAAGTTTTTGAGTCTCTACAGTGCTGTGATTATACACAACCTCTATAGCCGACTTCATTCTAGCTAATTGTGATAATCTTCTATCGTTAACGACCCTAATAGCTTTTATTTCGGTTACACTTACATTACTTTGAACCCTATCTCCACCGATATTAGTATCTTGTTGACTCCACGGGTTTAAAACTTCATCTCTTACACGCGCTATATCTTTATCGAAGTAATTGTAATTACTTAATTCGCTTTCCAAGTATCTTTGCGTTGATTTTCTCAAACTCATTTGTTTAACCCCCGTTAATCTTCAAAATGTCTCAATCTACTTCTTAATATCTCTATCTCTCGCTCTTTAACTTTCACTTCACCTTTTAACTGTTCAGCTTGCAACATCACACCAAACAATAAGATGACTAATAATATAATTGCTATGATGAACCACATCATCTACCCAACCTCCTCTAAATTTGGTTTATATTTTAATACACGGCCATTTAGAATTTCGGCATCTATTTTAGCTGATAATAAATTGTCATATGATTTAGCTTCGAAAATATTATTAGTTATAATATATGTGGTCCTTTGCGCAAACGCATCTGTATGTTTTTTTCGAAAGTACACACCGTCATTTAACTCGACGATATATTCGATTGGTCTGTTTTCTTTTTTATAATTATCCAATGCTTTTTCGTTCTCTTTTATATCACGTCTTAATTCACCAATTTTCTTACTCACTTCAATTCGTCTATACATTGTATATACACATGCAATGAATATAACAATGTTAGTATAAAAAAATATCCAGTCCATCTACTCTGACACCTCCGCCCTCATCAAATCAGACTGATCGCTCAACTTTGCGAAGTCACTCGGCGCCTCTACATCATCATTAGCCGTCATCATAATATATACTTGCTCAGTTACATACTTACCTAACTCGTACATTGCTAGTAAGAATAATAATCTTAGTATTTGCTTAATCATTTCCCACACTTCCTTATATTTTCAAATAACTGACTCACTTTAATAATTGCATCCCTTTTAACTTGTTTCTCGTACTTCTCTTTCGCTTCTTCTTTACTCTCTGCCTCAACAACTGTAAACCTTTGATTGCTATTAGCTTTAGTTATGTGTGTATGCTTGCGTCCTGTTGAATCTTTGAATGTTGTGACTAAGTATTGTGTCACTTCCCCAAAACCTCCTTGACTCGATCTAAGATGTCTTTACACGTATCCTTTTCCTGCGTCTGCTGTTCCATCTTGTCTTTCGTGGTTCCTTTTCATTTTCTTTTTGTATGCGTCAATGAGTTGATCGATAGTGTAGTAGTTGTTCGCTAATGCAAACGGTAAAAATAAGTTGCTACTATATGGACTTTCATACATTTCATCTATAGTTGACATAAATTCATCTACTACATCACTATCGTTAAAATCGATTTCAACTCGTTCTATATAGTCGTTAAAATCTCCGTCATCTAAATAACCCAAAATTTCTTCCATGTTATCTGCTTGTTGATTAGCAATACTCAATCCAAACGCTAACATGTCTGCTAACTCGTCTAGCTGTACGTCTAACGGTTTACCTGGTTTCTTCTTCCAATTCTTGAACGTTTCCAATGTGTTAAACCATTCAAAGAATTCAACCACATACGCAATCTTGCTATCTCGTAAATTTAGTGTTGGTATTCTATCGTCGAACTCCTTTTGTATTTGTAATAACTCTTGTAACTGATCAATTGTTAATGTGTTAGTCATTTTCCTGCGCCTCCTCATATTTATAGACCACTTGACTCGTCATAATCCCTACTGCTTCATCAAGATAAATATCTTCTTTGAGTGCATCTTGCATAGCATTAGGTAAACCCTCAAGTATTTCATCAAACGCTTGCGCTTTCTTATACACATCTTCAATCTCTTTTAGTAATCCCTCTGTGTCATCACCGTTATACGCACTAGTACTTATAACGGACTGTTCAATTTGTTCGCGGTTATTCATTAGTGTCATCCTCCATAAAAATTTTATTGTTTAAATCCATTCCAAATTTAACTCTTTCAACATCTTTGCCAAATTCGTTTATTAAATCTTTTTCAACACTCTTGCAATACCTATCCCATGCGCTTGCTTTCTGTTCTAGATCTTTGTTACGTTCTCGTAACTCCGCTATATCCCCAATAAGCTCATCTCGTTGCTTCTTGTACTCTTCACGATCTTTTAATGCTTTGTGAAGTTTATCTAATAACTTGTTAAAGTTAGTACAAAGATTTTTATATTGTTCATCTGATAAGGTGAACGTCATCTCATAACCTCCAATAGCATCTCATTTTCAAAAATATTTCCAACAATTTCAATAATATCGTCATTTTCACTTAGTAATTCAGTTACATTGCTAAAAGTTATATAAAAGGCTCCTTCTTTAAACTCGATAAAACTTACTTCTCTCGAATAACAATCTTGAACAATATCCCCTTCATAAATCTCCACACCGTGCACATCTTTAAATCCTGTGTATTGTAATAGTTTTACTTCATTGAAACTTTTATAACCTGTTGAAATCAAAATGTACCCACTATTAAAATCGATTTCGTCAATAATACTCATAACTTTTTTATCTTTATCCCAAGCTTTAAATTTCAACATCATACTAGCAACTCCCCATCTTTCCAGATTAATGTCATAGTTAGGTCGTCGTTTAAGATATAGAATGCTTTGATAGGGAAACAATGTTCATCTAAACGTTTGTTTATACTAATATTAGCGTGTGATATAGCGGTATAATCTCCTTCTTGAAACTCGTACACTTCAAACAACTTATCAAATACCGTATCTTTGGTTACTTCTTTTTCAATATCAACTATGAAGGGGATATCAATTGGAATAAAACTTGACGTCGAACACTTATTTGTATTTGGATGAAAACGAACGAATCCATCACTAAATCCTGTTGAAAAAAATATTTTTCCTTGTGATAGATCCGGATTTTCTCGCGCCCATTTAATTAATTCATCTAATCTCATTTCTTTTTTAACTTTGATTTTCATTGTTATATCTCCTCTTGAACAGTAAATTTATCGTTAATTGATACATATCCAGTCACATTACATAAGATGCTATCAACATGAAAAGTCACAAAACAGTTGCGCTCAACATCATTTGAATAGAATCTTTTATTACCTGATAACTTGGGGTTATCCCAAGCCCATTGGATAAGTTCAGGTAAATTCATTTCTTTTTCAATTTTGATTTTCATTGTTTCCGCCCTTTTAAAATAAAGTTAGTTGCTTCTGTTCCTCATATTCCAAATCACTTTGCTTTATATATGTTTCAAGCTCTTCCGCTGTATCAAATGTCTTTTTCACACCTTGCCAACCTGGCACGATATGCCCATGAAAGTAATAAGTGCCGTTTACTACATGAATATGTGCCACTCGTTCGTTATCCTGATACAGATATCTCTTAGAGCCAAAGAATTGATTTAGGTATTCTTTGCGTGCGTTATCTGTCATGATCTACTTCTTAACTTTCACGAATATGTCGTTTTCCATCAGGTAGCACGCATAACGTCCTCTTGGATGTTTCTGTGGTACATTAAACAAATGTGGCTTCTTTCTTCTTAGCTCAGCCTCTTTCTTTTGCTTTCTTTCCAATTTGCGTTCGAGTCTAGCTTGTTCCAGTCTTTCTATTGTTTTCTTTTCTCTGTACTCGCTTAAACGCGTACCTTCTGGTGCGTCCATTGCTTCATGTAGTTCCCAATCGTCTTTTACTCTCTTAGAAACCATTCCAGCGGTTATACCGTGACTTTCTATTAATTCCATTTCAAATTTACTGAACCTATAAGGTTTATCATTTATTGTTACAATCCTTGCTTTTCTCGCCATTTTATCCACCTCTTATATTTCTTCTATTCGTATGATTATTTTGGGCTCAATTCCATAACGCTTTGAGCTAGTTATTTCTGTAATTTGGTTATCGTCTTTCCATACATGGCCATTACAAGCATCTAATACCGTTTTAATTAAGTTGTCGATATCCGGCTTAGTCACTTTTAATTGTCCAATCGCTTGAGCTTTCTTTTTCTTCGACCATGATTCAGGTGGAGTAAAGTAAAACGCTAATTCGATTTTTAATGCATTTTCTAGATTTAGCCTTGGCATTTGACTTTGTAAATATTTTTTATGTTTTGTATAGTTTGTAGGCATGTATGTGTGTACGTATCTGCCTTTTGTGCTAAAACGCGGTCGAGGCGACCCCATCGGCGCATTAAACACTTCGTTAAATTTAATTTCTATCTCCATGCAATCCCTCATATATATTCAAATAAGTTTGTTTGGTGTCCTAACTCCATTTGTTCATTATCAATAAGTGTATTTAATTCATAATCGTCTAAATACCAACGACGACCATTAAATTTTGTTTCTTTTATTCCAACAACTAAATGCCGACCATCTTTAAAATGTGGTGTAACTGAAAACATTTTGTTGCCGTCATGATCAAATAGATAGTATTTATCAAATGCATCCATTTTCAATCACTCCCATTTGCTATTTAGACGCTTAATAAAAGCTTCTCTGTCTTTCTCAAGGTTTTCATCTACTTCCGCCGTTTTCGTTTCTCTCGTGCCGTCTGTGAGCCATTTAGGCATTTTTTCTTTTGATTGTTTAACATGAGGTTTGTATGTTTGCTTTTTGCTTTCAATTTGTTGCTTTTCAAATGCACGTACTTGTTCGATAGATTTCAAGTTTGCATTAAGCCATGTATTCAAAATGCTTTTAGCATATCCCCAAGTAACTTTGTTTCTGTCTTTAGCGATTTTAAGTGATGCCGTAACTATTTCATCTGAATCATTTTCAAATGAATCAAGATAATAATTTAAATCGTCTAAATTGTATGGAGTTATGAAACCGAATCCGTTATCTTGGAAGAAGTCGAAGGCAGCTGCCTTCTTCTTCTCATTATTCACATTCTTTTCATTATTATCTTTATTATCATTATTGTTTGTGTTGGTTTGATGTTGTTTTGATGTTGGATTGATGTTTGACTGATGTTGTTTTGATGTTGGTTTGATGTCGTTTTGATGTTGGTTCCTTCCCTGCTCACTTTGATAAAAGTCATAATTGACAATGGTTATAAGGGTATATTTTGATGTTGTTTTGACTTCTAACATTCCATCACTCTCGAGTAAGTCAAGGAAGGTTTTCACTTTAAATCGTGACCAGTTAAAAAGGTCAGACAAGGTCAAAATCGATGTTAATCTTTGTCCTCTTTCTACGGTTACAATTTGGTTTCCAATAGGCACTTTTGCCTTTGAATGATTCGCTTCCATGAGTAAATATATCCATGCTTCAAACTTTGAAAATGTTCTCTTTTCTTTAAATAGCCAATGATTTTGAATTGAGCGATCAATACTTATCCAACCAGTCATATACACACCTCACTTTCAAACCGGTTAAATTAGAATGGTAAATCATTGTCATCTATTTCAATCGGACAATTTGCATTCGCAAACGGATTATCTTTTACTGGTTTGTTATTTGAATATTGCGATTGTCCACGTGTTTGTTGCGCTTGTTGTTGGTATAAATCTTGTTGATTATCATCTGTGTTCTTCGGTTCTAAAAATTGAATACTATCGGCAACAACTTCCGTAACGTATACACGTTGACCTTCCTTATTTTCATAGTTCCGCGTTTGTAACCTACCATCTACGCCCGCCAACGATCCTTTAGATAGGTATTTATTAACGTTCTCTGCTTGTTTTTTAAATACGATGATATTAATAAAGTCTGCCTCGCGCTCTCCTTGTGCATTCGTAAATGTGCGGTTTACTGCTAATGTGAATGATGCTACATTTACACCACTTTGAGTGGTTCTTAATTCTGGGTCTCTAGTTAAACGACCAACTAATATTGTTCTGTTTAGCATTTATAAACCTCCAACATAAACGGGCGCGCCCGTCACTTTTTGTATTTCTCTTTTAATGTATTTTGCATTTGAATTTTGGCTACTTAAATGAATTAAATGTATTTCTTCGAGTCTAGTTAAATCATTTGCTTTTAACATTCCGATAGCATGTTCTAAGCTAAAATGAGACTCCATAATTCTGTTTGCTAATGTGCTGTGCACACTGCCGTTTTTTATGTTTTCCTGCATTTGTTCATAGATATAATTAACTTCTAACATCATGTGTGTAATGCCGTTAAATTTGTATTTCAGATACTTCGTATCAGTAACATACAGGATCTTATAACCTAGTGTGCTTTGTAATAAGAAAGCCACAGGCTCGTTAGCATCATGTTCGATGTCAAACGGTAGAATTGACCATGTACCTATTCGCAGCTCTTGCTTTGCCTTAATCGTGCATAAGCGATGACTTTCAAAATTCATAGCTTGTTGTGTTCCAGCAGTCATATAGCTGATTACACCATTGTCGACAAACTGCTTTGTATACTTTGCATGATCACCATGTTCGTGTGTGATAAGACACCCTGCTATATGTCTTGTTTTATATTTGAAATGCTTTTGAACACGTTCAAATTTTATACCTGCCTCAAGTAGTAACGTAGTACGTCCATCATTTAAGACGTAGCAGTTACCACTTGAACCAGTTGCTATTGTTTCAATTAAAATGGCTCTTCTTCGCTTTCTTTTTCTGTTGCAGGTTCTTTTATTTCTTCAAAGTCAGATACATCAATAGGCTTATCATTTTCTAATTCTGTGTATTGTGCTTCTTCAAGAACTGGTTGTTCAAAGTCCAATTGTTCTTGATTTGCATTTTCTTCAACTTCTGCGTCCAACACTTCTTTGCGTTGACGTTGTTCGGATTCTTGTGCGTATTTGAAAAGATTGCTATCTGTTGATGTGTTGATATAACGTTTAGCAGCTCTATTGATAACTGTTTTTTTAGCCATTTCTTCTTTGAAATTATTATGTGTTTTAGAATTTTGTAATGCTTTTTCATCTTTAATCATTGATGACTGCATCCATGCTTGTTTAATTTGTTCAATAGTCATGACTTCAATATAGTTATCTCGTCCATCATTAAATACGATTGTGCAGTACGCACCGATAATGTTTTCTTTGTCGATGTTAAAGAAGTCTTGTTCGTGCTTAATCGCTTTGATACGTCCTGTTTCTCCCATTTCTTGCTTGAATGTATCGCCTTTATAAATCACTTGAGCAACAACATCTTGAGCACCTGCATCACGTTTTAACATCATTACATTACCGTGATAGCTACGTTGTAACTGCATTTTGTTGCCGTAAGGAATAAAGTAGCATTGATTTTTAGCTGGATTTAAACCTTGCGTTACCATGTCTAATAAGGCATTTGCTTTGCTTGTATCGTTACAACTCATTAATTTGTTATCTTGGCTGATTTGTAACCATGCTTGTTTCATGGCATTACTTGGTGAATAATCATTTGGCAATTCCAAATTGCCTTGTGACTCTAAAACTCTCACTTTGTTTAATACGTTGTCAGATACGTTCTTTTCTTGTACTAATTGTTGTTCAATAGTTTGTAATTTATTATTTTCAGTCATTTTATATAGTCTCCATTCTTAATTTTTTATCTTGTTCATTTACTATCAATTGAATTTGTTGTGATTCTGTTTTTATAAGCTCTGTTACTGATTCAGCATTATCAATAAATATTGGCGCTGTAACTTTAAAATGTTTTGACAGTGTATTGATGATATCTAAGCCAACATTAATTCTTGAGGCGTTATTTAAACCGCTGTCGTATTCGACGCCGTTAACCGTTGTTGAACATGTTTCTTCTAATTCGCCGTTAACTAAGGTATTGAATAGCTTAAATTCAGCAATATCAAATTCGTTATTGATGTTTTCAGTAAGCATTTTGACTTTTGTTGTTGTAAATTCTTTTAAGATATAAAGGTCATGTGAATACTTTTCTTTTTCATCCAATAATCTGTCTTCTTCATTTCTTAATTCAGAAATAACATCATCTAGATGTTTATTTGATTTTTCGATTGATATTGACACTTCAATTTCTGATTTTTCTTGAGTAAGTTCGCTTATTTTGTCATCTATTCCTGAAACTTTATCTTGAATAGTTTTCCTGATGTTAGAGCGTTTTTGATTAATCTCATTTATCTCTAACATTACTGCTTTGTATTCGTCAGTTTGCGTAACGTCAACGTGAGTTATTTTCAACTTATTAATTTTGTTTTGTATTCTTGCTGAACGCTCTTCTGCTTCGTTGATTTTAATTTGTAAATTATTGTTGTCATCCTCTAATTTCTCGATAATTGGCTTTATTTTCTTGCCCTCTGAAATAATGTGATTGATAGATGTTTGTATTGTTTCTAATTCTTTCGATTTGTTTGCATTGAATTTCTGCAATGCTTTTTCTCTTACCTCACTCACTTGTTCAGCTG